GTAACTGTCGGGGAAGCCCTGGGCCTTCTTCAGTTCTGGCGGCTGCAGCATGCGGAGCGTGATATCGACGAGCACGTATCCGCCAACCAGCACCATTTCGGCCGGGTCTTTGAAGTGCTCCGGCAGAAACTCATGCATGAAGGCAGCGCAACGGCGAGCCCCCTCCATCTGCTCTGGTGTCAGCGTGTCAGGAACCTGAACTGTCTCAATTAATGCGATGCGGTCCTTGGTAGGCAGGGTGTGCATTGGCTCGTTGAGCGATATGCCGTCCTTCTCGTTGCCGTAGTACTTCACCAGGTACGCACTGACGAGCCGTTGATTAGCGCCCGACTGGCATATGGTCGAAAGAGGATCGCTTGCGGCGCGACCGTCGCCATCGTAGAACCCGCCGTTTGCCTGCTCAAAGAATGCCGCAGCGACTGCGTGATGACCGGTGCTGGTTGCCACGACTGACAGAGGCGCTCGTACGTCAGAACCTACCGAGCCTTTTCGGAGCGTTACCATGGAGGCAGCGACCATCGCGAAATGGCCACCTTTGACCTGGGCGACCTGTGTACGCAGTGGCTCCTGTACGTCGAAGTTTCGCTGGGCGGACCCGTTGGCACATTCAGTCAGGAAGGTCGCCATCCTTGGGGCGACCAGTGCGTGATGGGTACCGCCAGCGCTAATGGTGGAAAGCGCCTCGTCAACACCGTGCGAGCTGGTGTGCGATGGTGAGGTGCCGCGCATCGGTACGATAAAGGGCTTGGCGCTGGTCAGTACGTGCCGCCAGCATCCCTTAGCAACCCGTCGCATCGTGTTTCTAGCCATCGGGTTTTTGCGGAAAATCGTTCTTCCTTCATGGCTCCAGTCAATGCATTCCGCGGCGCTGCGCCATCCCAGCTGATTTCCTGTCGGATTCTTATGCCGTACCGGTTCAGGCCATACGATTGGCTTGCCGTCACTGCGAGCTACCAGGTACAGCCGCTTGCGAATGGTCGGTGCACCCGCGTTGGCTGCAATCCGTTCGCGCCATTCGACGTTATAACCAAGTCCGCGGACGAGGCTAGAGAGTGGGACAAATTCTCCAATTGAATCCTGAATCTCCGCCATATCGGGATGGTCCGCAGCAAGCCCGGTGCTCAGCGCAGCGATGAATGCGCGGAACGTGCGGCCTTTCTCGGCCTTGATTGGGCGGCCTTCCTCGTCAATTGGCCCCCAATCTGAGAATTCCTCAACGTTCTCCAAAAAGAGAAGGCGTGGTCGCGTGGCGAATGCCCATCGAATAACAACCCAGGCCAGCCCGCGAACCTTGCGATCACGCGGTGCACCGCCTTTGGCCTTGCTGTGATGACGGCAATCAGGCGAGGCCCAGAGGATGCCCACGGGCTGACCGCCAGTTGCCAGCACTGGATCAACTTCAAACACGTCGGCAACATAATGCTTCGTGGTCGGATGGTTGGCCCGGTGTACTGCCAGCGCTATCTGATTGTGATTTACGGCCACGTCCGGCTCGCGGTACGCCCGGGCAATTGCGGTACTTGCACCACCGGCACCGGCGAACAGGTCCACGACCAACTCCTTTTCGAAAGGCAGACCCAGGGTCGGGGCAGGCATCATCGGGTGTTTCTTCTGAAATGCGGTCATGCGGGATCCTCGCCGGTGTGGCGTGATTCGTTGAGTGGGGTTGTTTTAAAGCAGGCTTGTGATTGACCATTCAAGGGCTGGGTCAATCTCGATCTAGAGCACACAGGAGCAGGGAAATGGGACGTTGGTCGAGCAAGTCGTACTCAGTAGGCCAATACACGATCGCTGCTTGGGAGGAGCAAGGGCCCGACGGCACGTATCGGGAAGTAAGATTCTCGGTTACCGGGCCTGGCCTACAAGGAGTTATGCATGGAGATCTAGCCTCAGCTATGGCTCAGGCAGAATCGCTCACGGAGCAAAACGAACCTAAGCCTTATCGCGGCCCTAGAATGGGTTAATCTCCACAGAAGCAATCGATGTCTTCGGAATATCCGAAGGCATCCATCTGACCTTTGTAGTTCTCCGCGTACCAAGCCAAGTGAGAGTACTTCGGCCGATCCATCCGGAAGACCTGATTGAATCGCTCTTCAGCGCCTGACCAAAAGAGCACTCGCTCTGGTTCGTCCTGAATTGCCTTGAAAAGCTTGTCCTCGCCCTTTTTCCAGCATAGGTCGCAGTTGCCAAGGTCAGAATCCATGCCGAGGTCGAAATCCTGCGCCGACCAGAATGCGGCTACATCCTCTTTGGTGATTCCCGCCGTGTAGGAGGGGCAGACGTTGTCCCAGCGTGTTCCGCCTTTGGCGTTGGCGGCCATCATGCGGTGATAGCGACCGGGTTCGTCCTTTCGGATTCCAATTACGCAATCCCATTCGTCATAGCCAAGAGAGCGCATGTGCTTCTCGCCGATCTTGATCTTTAAATAAGCAGTGCACATGTTGTTTGAGAAGTTAGGCAGCACCGGGTCCAGGCCTTTCTCTGCCTTCCGGTACGCGGCGTAATACTCAAGCATCATGGTGAATGGTTCGCCATTGCGGCTGGCCGTTTCGAAGTCGACAAGCTTGTACCACGGTGCATCGTCAGGCTGGCCGTACACACGACACCACTCCATCCAAACCACGTTTATGCCCCAGCGTTTTGACATTTCATTGACGAATACCAGCGTCTCTTCGCGCTCCTTGCCTGTGTTTTGAAAGAAGAAGTGCACATCTGGCGGCAGGGTGAACTCGTGTGCTTCCAGTATTTTCCAGCCCATATGGCCGCTGGTTCGTCCGCCGCTGAGCCCGATCTGGGCCGGGCCTGTGATCAGGTAGGGGTTCATCTGTTTCCTCGCCGGTGTGGCGTGATTCGTTGAAAGGGTTGAAAGGCCCGTCTAAGCTTCACTTGAGACCCAGGAGGGAACCGTGATGACCGACAAGCACGCAATGGAACTGAAGCAGGCGCTCATAGCTGTATTTGCAACGGCAGCGAGCATGGGTATCGATATCGACGAGCTGTCAGAGCTGGCGGCTGCCGAATTGACCGAAGAGGAAATGGTTGGGTGGTTCGAGCAGTTCAAGCCAGGTGCGGTGCATGAGCTTCGATACTGCCGGGACCTGGTGAAGGGCTTCGATCTAGTTGATCGGTAGCTTGCAACGTTGCCGGTGTCGCGTGAGTCGTGGAATCGGAAATTTTGAACTGCATACCCCTCAAGGTGCCCAAACTGGAACCACTAAAGAGGGCAGCAGCCATGACTGACGAAAAGAAAGAACCGCCAAAAGATGACACGCCAGCGCACTCCACCAAGGAAGAGCGGGAGCGTCTGAAAGACTTCAACAAGGGCGGCATTCCGCCCGGCGCTTGCTGATCTATCAGGCAGCGCGAACCGGAACGGCACGCAGATGAGCTTTTTCATCTGCTGAGCCTAAGTAGGGTTTCAGCTCTGCGCGGGTGTATTTTCCAGCTTGCACGGTGTCAGTCGTGTAACCGCTGTAGTTGGGGCCGAAGTAGCCGCCACCGTGCTTGTCGCTCCAGATCATGAATAGCGGTTCATCCTTGGGGAAAAGGATGTCTCGGAGCTTTGCAGCTCGCTCGAAGTCCATGCTCGCTGTCGCTCTTTGCATCAAACCTTCGATCTTTTTGCGCCGCTTTCCGGCTGTCACGAGTCTGCGCAGATTGAGGGGCTCACTGCTGTAGATGTCAGAGGCCTGGACTACTGAGTGACCGTATCGACCACTGACTACGAACCAAGATGCATTCAAGTCATAGAAGGCGGTACCCTTGAAGATCCGCTGAGTTTTCCAGTCGTGGTACCAGATCGTCGCGCCGTGCTTGATGGTTCCGCCGTCGCGGGCCGTCTCGTTGCTCTTCATGCTTATGCTTGCGCGACCCAGTTCTTCCCGATAATGCCCGGTGGCTCTGATCGCCTTTTGCATCCACTCCATGGCTGTTACTCGTTCTTTGCCAGGCCCCACCTTGGGATGCCGATCAGGCTCAAAGGTGTATCTGCTGAACACACTGCAAAGGTAATCACGCAGCTTAAGGCGGGTGTAATGCATGCGCAGTCGTTGCTGGTAAGTCATCCGCTCTTCTTTGTCGAAGCAGTATTGACCTCCATTGCGGTTGTCCACATTCTGGACGTTCTGATACATCTTCAGCTCGATGTGACGCCCCGACACGCTCAGCTCCGCTTCAACGTCGCCGTGGCGGCAGTAGCGGTGACTGCGTGCGAAGCTCATACCGTACCGTTTGATCATCTCTTCGGGGATTATGCAGGTCCAACCCATTCGGTTCAGCTGTTGAACAATCCGGAGGAAAACGGCTTTCTTGAACTCGTTTTCCCATGCGCCCATCACCATCCCGCCTGGAGATTCCCAAACGTTTAGGCTGGCATCATTGAAGTGGACGGTTCCGGTGCGTTCTATTTGCATGGGACAATCTCCATGGCATGCGCCGCCCTCCGTGACCGGATGCGACATAGTGGCTATTTGGTTTGAGTTGGGGTATTACGGGTGACCGGCATGGAGCCGGATCAAGGAGAGAAGGGTGAGCGAAGTATCAGCAAATACAGGGAATGACGCAGATGCTAACTCATTTGCGGTTCAAGTATGGGAGTGGTTTGAACGCTTTGTTTCTTCCTTCTGGGAAGGATTGGGCTGGCCCCACGCAGTACTTATAATCTTTTTAGTGGTTATGTTGTGCTACCGAAAAGAGCTGAGGGAATTGATTGAGCGAATTCGGGAATTTGGGCCAGGTGGCTTCAAACTCCAGCCTATCTCTTTTCAGAACCCACAGTCAGAAACCGCAGATCTCCCGGCTTCAGAGTCCTCGGCCGCAACTGCGGTGGTCACCTCTGTGCCCGCTACTGGAGTCCTAGGCGCTCCAATACCTCTCCCGCCGACAATAGTTTTTCCCACAATGAAAAAAGATTGTGAAGATGGAATAGCACGCGAAATCCAGGGCATGACAGATGCCGATGCCAAGAGTTATTTAGTTCCTATGCTGGCAATCTCAAGGGCGATGTGGGTGTTCGAAAGTTGCTACGCGAATATCTATGGCGGTCAGATTAGACTTCTCCTGATTCTGAATCAGAGGCCAGGTAAGGCCGTATCTAATGTTGAGGTAGTCAATTACTGGACATCGCATCAGGAGCAAATGAAGCCGTATTTAAATCTTTGGACTGCCGATCAATATCTAAACTACCTTGTTCAAAATGGGCTTGTCACCAAACTCGTTGACTCAATCGCGCTGACGACGAAGGGCGTTGAGTTTGTTCTCTGGCTGACTCAATACGGAAGGTCTCTCGATCGGGGGCTGTAGCGCAGCTGAACATCAATGGATGCGACATAGTAGCTACTCAATATCTATTGGGGTATCAAAGATGACCGGCGTGTAGCCGGATCAAGGAGCAGTAATGGACATCGACTTTAGCAATGGTCGCTACAACGTTTTCCAAGGACGCATGCCTGGGCAACTTCCAATCGGCCGTATCGACGAAGACGAATTCGTACGCTCAGCCGCAAACGTGCTGCTCTACCGGTTTGATGGTGAGGAGATGTACGACATGAACGGCAAGTACCTTGGCAGCGCCGAAGAGTCAGGTGACGGAAGGTTCATGGTCACGGACGGTCAGCATAATTGCTTATTTGTGGTCGTGCCTGACTAGCTAATCATCACGGCCAATCCGCAGCGCCTCACGCTGATAAGCCAGCTCCAACTTCCGCGCCACAACTGGCGACACCGTGATTTGGTGGCGCGGAACCTCAAGCAAGGGCAGGGACCTTTCAGACCCTAATGCATGAAGATGGTGAATCATCAGAGTCAGCGCTTCACCTTGCTCCTCGATGCCTGCCCATTCCATCAGCTCAGCCAGGGCTTGCCGTGTGCCGGGCCTGACCCGTAACCGCAATTCCTCTTCCTGCGCTGCCGATCGCTTCTGCGCGGTCCGCTCGTTTCGCTGCTGTGGACTCAGTGCCATGTCACATCCCCATTGCGCACAAACTCTGTCCCGGTACCGACATCCAGCAGGTCGCACACTCGGTTGATGATCTTCAGTGCAGCGTCGAACACCTTGGCGTCGTCCGGCTCGCGGCTCAGGCGCTTCATGTTCGGCTGATGCTCCAGGCAAACCTTGTCGACCAATCGGCGAGCCAGGGAGCGAAGCTCGTCAGCGCTGTCGTGAATCCGTAGGCTCAGGGCGAACGCCAGAGCCACGTCGTCAGGCTGATACTGGCCGCCGCTGCGAGTGTTGTAGAGCTTCCTGACCGAAGTCATCCAGCTGGGCAGGGTGACTACCCCGGATGCTGTCTTTTGCATGGTGTATCTCCTTCAGCCCGCTTGGTGGAATGTGGAGGTGTTCGGCCCGCCGCCGTGTGCGGACCTTTGTGTTAAGGCGCTTCATGCCTTGGCCTTGGCCGGATACACGAAGCCGTATTGCTCCATCAGCCGATAAAGCACGCATGCCGAAATACCCATCTGCTTGCATGCTTGGCGGCGCGTCAGGCCAGCGTCACGGAATGCGGCCAGGCGCTCGCAAAGCTTGCCGTCGCGTTCTGGGTTTCGGTCTTTTACGCCGCCGAAGCGACCGAAGTTGGGGTCGAGTTGAAACTTGAAGTCACCTTCCACTGAGGCCCGATAGAGCGCGCTATGGGAGAGACCGGTTGCTTCAATTGCTTCGCGGTAGCACATGGTCATGGCGACCTGCCGGATCTTCTCGACGTGCTCCCGGCGCTGAGCCGCGATATCGATCGACTTCTCAGCAATACGGCGGCGCTTCACTCGCTGCGGTTTGGTGCTCACTACATCCTTCCGGATGGGCCGAGGCTCGAACCTGGGTGGATCAAGTAGAACCAGTTGCCGGCCAGATGCGAAGAAGGCAGCTTTCGCCGCCTCCAGTTGCGATTGCCGCTGGTTGGCGGCAAGGATGAGGTTATCTGTCACGCCGCCACCTGCTCCAGGGTTACCCCCGGCATGTTGAAGTCGGAACCCTGGGAGTCGACAAGGTCGTCGAGGTTTTGCCAATTGACCGTAAGGACCGAAATAGGCGCTTGGCCGGAGGCGACAGCTTTCACCAGGGCTTCCATGTCGGTCACGCGGGCTTCCAGGCGTGAAGGCTTGGCTGGCACCTTCGCGGACGGCACTGCCGCTACACGCGGCGCTGGCTGTGCGGCTGGCTTGGGGGTATCAGAGACAACCGGTGCCAGCTCAACTTTCTGAGCCTCAGTGGCCCTGCGCGTAGCTTCATCGGCCAAACGCTTTTGCTCTTCCTGACGGATTCGCTCGCGCTGGGCTTCTTCCTTTTTCTGCTCGGCCAACTGGTGCTCGTTAATGCGGACCTTGATCAATGCCACCAGGTCGTCATTGGCCTTGAGCGCCAATTGCTGCGTGTCGTTGAACAGGAATTTGTGGTCAACAGCCAAGTCGTCAATGCTGGACAGGTTCACGCGAATGGTGTCGCCGATCTGGCTGGCTTCAATTTTCGCCCGGGCCAGCTCGCTGTCAGCAGCGTCACGGAGACTGCTTATCGACTTCTTGCCTTTGATGGCACCTGCAAAGTCCGCTCTGACCTGAGGCAGTCGAGCCCTGCCGCCAAGCGATAAGTTGATCTGGTCTAAATGATCCTGCAGCGATTTCGCCGCGGTCATAACTAAGTCTTCGCGAATCGCAGCCTTGCGTGCCGTGACCAGCTTGTTGAGTTCAAGACGCTTCTGCCGAACCTGCTCGCTTATCTTTTCAATGGTTTTGAAAAGTGCATCGATACTTTCCGTCTGGCTCAGGGCATGTTGCTTGGCCGCTTCCAGCTTGCCTTCAACCTCTGAGCACCATTTCACCGTTTGCTCTGCGTCGGCGAAGTGCTGATCGGTTTGCAGGTCAGTGTTGATGGCTGAGATCACGGCCAGAGAATGCGCCTTGAACTGGTCAAGGTTGCTGGCTGTTACCATCCCGCTTACTTCGATGCGTAGGGCGGGCAAGCTATCCGGCGTCTTGCCAACGACTTCAGCCAAAACCTCAGCCGGGGCGTAACCCGCCAAGTCAGACTGGAACTGTTTCCAGCCCTCGATCAGTTGCGCAGCGCGACCTGGTACCGGGCGATATTCCATCGAAACAAAGTTCTGATCGGTGCCGTCCGAGCAAACGAAGATGACACGCTCAGCACCGCTGACCAGCAATTGCTGTTCGAGCTGCCAGTAGTAATGGGGAGCCAAGTCTTCGGCGCGCACCTGGGCGACCAGCGATTCGTTCCAGAGCTTATGCTCGAACAGGGTGTCGCACATCATGTTCGCCCCATCCATCGACGCGAGCAGGTTGTCTTTGCTGCCGACGACTGGATATAGCTCCTCGCCGATCATGACCTCTACCAGTGGGCGGGCCAACGCTTCAGTAGCGTGCCCCTTGTCAAAGATCCGCTGTGTCTGCGCCGTGACCGCTGGCGCAATCCCGGTCTTCTTCAGGGTCAACAGGTCGGTGCGGCTTTGATACTTCGAAGCGCCCATCATTGCCGGGGCTTCGGACGCGGTGAAGTGCTCGGCGCGGAGTGCATGCCATTCGGCGGAACCCTGAGCTACGTTATGGACTTTCATTCGGAGGCCCCTTCGATGGGTGTCATCTGATTTAGGCGCTCAATCTGAGCACCAGTGAGTGTGTATTTCGATTCAAGGAAGGCAATCAGGCTGGCAGATGTGGCCTTTCCGGCATCAACACCTTCCTGCCACTTAGGAATCATCGATTCGAACTTTGCGTCTTCGTAGCTGGGCAGGCTGACGGGCTCGTTCGGCTCATGCTTTTGAGGGCTGATATCGCGTACGCCCTCGTGGAAAATCTTGCCTTCCATCTCATCTGCCGTTGGCGCAGACCCAACTTCAGGGAAGGCCTTGCGCAGGGCCTGGGCCTCAGCGCATTTCGCCAATTGAGCGTATGCACGGCGTTTCCACATCGCGTTTGGCGCGGACGTGTCCTTGCTCGCCGTTGCGTAGTTCTCAAGCCAGCGCTCATTCGCCGTGTACTCGGCGACCAGGCCGTTGCTCATTTGCCGCTTTACTGTCACCCGACACCACTCTGGGTAAGTGACGTCGACACCACTAAGCTTTGCTGCGACAGGAGGCCCATACTCTGGCTCGCTGATACCTGCGTACTGCCCGGTGCGCGCGGCTTGGATGCGGTAGAGGCCGATTCCCGGCATCACAACATCCACCATGCCTTTCCCTTTCTGGTAGATCGGGACGATATGCACCGGCTTGAGCATCGGGTCGAGCTGCGCGGCCTTGCAGTAGGCCAGCACCATCACAACCGAGTTGTGCGCTGCACCGGGATAAAGGCTGCCGTTCAGCACCTCGACAAGAACAGCTTCGCTTACCGCGGGCGGCTGATCGGGCTGTTTCATTACTGCGGACATGGTTGCTCCTTGCGCCATGCCGTTGCCGGGGCGCTGCGGTTAAATGGGGAAGGGTTACTGAGAGGCTTGCTGATGGACGCGGTACCGAAGTACCTGAAGAACTCGGCCACGGTAGCCAGGCTCTGCGTATTGCTCGACTGGCGGGCCGTAGTAGCCGCGCAGTTCGGCGAGCCGGTAGGCCTCACGCAGGTTGTGCGCGCTGATTTCTTCGAGCTGTTCGTCGATCAGCGACTTCACAATTGGCTGACTCATGCGCACCTCCGCATACTTTCAAGCAGTGCTTCAGTTGAGCGGGAGCGGATAAACATCAGGCACTGGGTGTAGCGCGTGTACTCTTTGCATTCGATAGCGCTGAGTGCATACGCCATTTCCACCGCCATCTGCGTTTCGCAGTGCAGGCTGCAGTCGTCGGCGTTTTCAATCAGTTTCTGAATCCGCGAGTCGATCATGCCGACCGCAATTTCGTACTTGGTCACGCGGCACCTCCTTTTGGTGGGCAGATCAGCTCCATCTGAGCGATGCATGCCTGGATGTTTGCTTTCAGCTTCAGACGACGATCCGCCTCACGCTCGCGGCGGGCTGTGTGGTCGACGGGGTTGTCGTAGTCGTGGGCGAACTCGTCGCAGCGAGGCTTTTCGTTGCCCCACTCATCACGGCTGCGGACAGACGCCCGGCCTTGGGCGCTGTCCTGATAACGCTCAAGGTCGAAGTCGGGCATGGTCGCCTCCGAGGGCTGGGTTATGCGTTGATCAGCAGATGATCGGGTTGGCCAGCGCGTAATCGAGCGCTTCAGTCTTCGCTATATCGTTGTCAAGGAAGCGGACGAGCCATGGCACAAGGGTTTGCATGGTGCCGTCGGGCAATTCGATGATGGCCACGCTGTAGTTGCCGGGACCGCTCTCAAATTCCTCGTACTCAACACCCCAACCGTGAAACCTGCCCTCGCAGACATCCTCGTATCCGTCCAGCAGCCGCCCGATAGAATCGTGAATCGGCTTCATCGTCATTACTGGTCTCATAACTCAAACCTCGGTAGTTCAAATCCACTCGCTCAGCCCTCGGCCGCTCGCAATTGCCGATGGGCGCGAGGGGAGGACTGACGGGTGGATTCGGGAAAGGGTGCCCAGGCTCGCTACTGGCGACGGCCTGGGTTTGCAGCATCAAGTTGTCTTCATGCGCTGGGGTGGCCTACCGGTTGCCCGGCCGATGCGCGGTGACATCGACGGCCTACTGTCCGCTGCCTGTTAGGAGATTGGGCGCAGCCTTCAGGCTTGCTGCGCCGCACGGGGTTCTTGGCGGGACGTTGATCACCAGAATGACCTTGCCCCGCTGGTACATCGCCAGCGCTCATGGATGAAGCGCTGTGGATCGGTTGGCAGGCCGCTTTCAGAGTGCGGTTCTGGCCGCGCATGGCTGAGCGCTGCGCCGATCAGGATCAGAAGGAGCATGTGAATCTCCGATTGGTCGTTCAGTGTTGCCATTGATCCAAGAATTCCAGGTGTTTTTGTCGATCACCTGGCCTTCGTATTCATGAGCGCCGCAAGCCCGGCAGTAGATGTGCGGGGTACGCATGCCGAGCGATGTGGTGTTGCCTGACTGGCAAATCGTGCAAGCCATCTCAGTTCTCCCGTTGATTTCCAATGCCGCCTCATAGAAGCGGCATCAGAAATCTGTGGTTACCGCTGGCACCGCGTAGCGGGTCATTCACTCGGTTCGAGCCTTTCGCTCTAGTCAGCCGTCGAGGTGGTCCTCGCGTTGGTAGCCTTTCGGGGCTATCTGATCTCCGGTCGCCGTAGAGGCAGTGCCGTCGTTGTTCGTATTGCGCAGATTGTTAAAGAGTGGCGGGGCCTTTCAGTCCCTGTCGCTATGTTGCTGCGATGGGTGAACTATCACGCATCGTGTTTAGAGTGTCAACACGAAATGTGATTTATTTTCTCGTATAAACACGTCGCCGTGATTAGCCTTCAATTCGTACTGAGGGGATTTACGCGAGAGAGGGTGTCCGTTATCCTCCGCAACAACTGGATGGATATACAGGAAAGGAGGAATCTATGGGCATGGCGCAGATGGCGGCGAAACCAGCAGTACGAGTGGAGATGTCCGGGGTAGAGCGCTTGGGGCTGCGAGTGTCAGAAATGATCAACCACCCAGTCGCGCAGGTTCAGCGCTGGGTGACGATTCACCGCCTGGATACAGATGGGGATCGGGAGTGGGAGGAGGTGATGGGAGTTTTATCCGCTACGGACGAGCTGGATTTGACCTTCGAGGATGATGGGGCAGTGACGGTCAGGTGGGAGCCGGTAGCTGCGGAAGATCGGCCGATCGAGGCGGCAGAGGAGGGGGATGAGGAGCCAGCGCCTTTTTGATCGCGCCATCTCGGCCGGAAAAATTAGAGTGGGCAGCTATAATTGTTCGGCTAACCGCGGAAAGGTTGAGCAGCACACTTAGGGAGGGTATTCATGATTTCTCATCTTGAACTGCGACATATCGTCGAGACGGCATTCTTACCAAGAAAATGCATCTGCAATATAGAACCGGCCGGATCGATGACGATTCAGATCTTTAACCAAAACTCTGACACGGAGGAGTTGACGGTCACAGGAATCGATTCTTCTCGCCTCGTTTCAAGTCGTGCGATCGCCGCGCTTATTGGCGAAATCAAAGAAGAGGCGAGAATAGGCCATATCAGGGCAACCGCTCGCCGACGTCAAGCTTGATGTGCCAGAACGGATAGCGCTAGTGGGCGTCCGGGCAGGGCCAGCCTAAATTGAGGGAGAAAGAAGCACGGTCGCGGCTATCTGGGCCGCATTAGCGCTCCAACACATGCACCGATTACGGACTGGCTCTGCTCGACGGTTTGCAGGCGTTCCCGAACTGCTATGGCTACCGGAGAGTGACCGTTGTCTTCCGCCCAGGCTGCCAGATGCTGCAAAGCATCAGCAATGGCAGCTTGGTTTCGGAGCAAAGCATTGAGTAAAGTCGGGGTTACTTCAGTTCGGTCCATGGCCGTGCTCCTGATATTGAAATGGCAGCATAGATCAGGCGCAGGAAAGTGAGGGGGGCTGGGGAGAAAGGCGACGAACAGCAGGCAAAAGAAAAGCCCGTGATGGGGAGTCAGCGGGCTTAAACACACTAGGAGCTGTGATGACCATACGGGACAGTGCGTGAAAAAAGCGTGAATGCGCTCAGTGCGAAGTCGCGATTGCCTGGGCCAGTTGTATGTCCGACATAAGTGGCGGGCTGTAGGTCTCGCGATAGTAGCGAGCCGCCTGCTCAAACTGAGCACCACGGATTTCACCGTCTGAACCGATGAAAGCAAGGGCATCAGCTTTGGCCAAGCCAAAATACTTGTTGGGATGAGAGGTGATATCGGTGGCGGCAGAGCTGAAGAAAGTCGGTCCAGTAGTAGTCCGAACCATCGCACGATCAATGGGGTTATCAATCTGACCTGCCGCTGCCTGGGTACTACCCAACGCAAGCAATGCGATTGCCAAAATTTTCAAAGCTGCCATTCGCTGCTGATTCCCTCACGCTTAACTAGTGCGCATGGCGATAGCAGAAGTGGTTCAAGCATAAAACGAGAAGCCCGGCGCTTGGCCGGGCTTCTGTTTAATTGATTCGATGCAGGACTTTTTCTCTTAGGGAGTCCAGATCAAGGATGTTGGGGACAATATCATTCGCCGCCGACATGAGCCTCGAAAGGTCCTTCTTTGGGAGATCAGTAGCGTCGTTGCATACGATTATAGAGTCGAACTTGTTGCCCACGGCCTTCAGATGAAGAAGGGTGATAGTGGTGAGTCTCGCCTTATCCTTTCCGTTCACCCCAAACAAATAAACCGGACGGCCCCCAGTGTTGATTCGGTAATCGACCGCGTAGTCTTCCCCGCCCGAAACCTCAGGCTCGTAGCCTTCCTCAACGGACTCAGAAGGTACGATGGACAAAAGGGCGGCCTTGAGATCGTGATAGAAGGTTGACTCCACGCGGCTTTTCGACCAAAGCGCGAGATCCTCGATTCGTGAAAGTCCCTGGCCCAAATCGAAAATGCCGCGCGTTACCTTGTCGGCGGCTACCTCGATATAGATTTCGCCGTCATCCTCAGCGAGGCCAGACTCTGCGAGAATTGTCTCGTAAAGCTTCGCTCTCGGACCTGAGAGAAGCTTGCCAAGATCATTTTCATAGCTGAGGCGCATCATCGTGTTGGCAGCGTCGGATATCCTCCACCCTCCATTCATGCGAGTCAGGTAAGCCGTGAACTGATCGCCGTCACGCGCAGTCATGGGTATTGACACCGTCAAGAGGTTACCGCGCTCGCGCACCTCTACGTCGTCGCAAAAAGCGGCGCATAGGGTTTTTTTGAGCGTTGCAATCTCGGTCATCAGAAAAGGCCCAACTGTCCGGAGGTGATGTCGTCTTCAGTGTTTAAGCCATTGATATTGCAGTCACGCAGCATGCATTCTAGTGCGCCCGCAAGCGTGTCATATCTGTCTGTAGTCTCGGCGTATTTATCCGCTTTGTCACCAGCATCCATGTAGCGCTCCGTCGCTTTATGGATATGGCACTTATTCACGATGAGCTCATCACCCTCAAGTGGATTGCGGTGAGTGTGGTTGCTTCCATTATAGCGGGCCAGCGGAACCCTCTCGCCGTTCCCGGCAAGAAACACCAATCCGCACGAGTAGGCTTCTGGGTCCAAGGTGTTCTGCCGTGTGTATAGCTCAAATGATTTTGAGCCATCATCAGATTCAACCTGATAGGTGAATCGTTCAGACTTCTTTCTGACAGTTCCTTTGGCGGCAGGGTTCGTCACCGATTTAGGAGTCTTGAGTAGCGTTGAGATCAGAGCATCACTGAGAATCACTGCACTTTTCCTTGTGAAAAATTCAATCCTGTTTGCCAAGCTAAAATCTACAAACTCCAGCCCCTACTACCGACTCCTCTCCCGCACAATCCGCCCGTCTCGCACTTCATCCGCGTAGCTTGCGAGCTTGTCCTCGGATGCCTGAAATACTACGCAGATCTTTAGCCGCGTCTGCGCATCTGACTCATTGCCCGCCAGGCTCAACCGCTCAGCAATCCGCAACAGGTCAACAGTTGCCCACTTCAGGTCTGATGCCGACCCGGTGAGGTCACGCCGAAGCTGTTGATTTGGTTTGTTCAGAGGCATAAGTCCTCCTGCGATCAATCACACCGGCTGTCCATTCCACACATACAGCACGCGAGCCAGGATGTGGGTGTCGTCCACTCGGATATCCTCTGGATCGTGGTGCTTGTTGTCGGAGATCATCTTGAACAGGGTTTTACCTTTCTTCTGGAGCCGCTTCACGTAGAGCATTTCGTCGTGGGAGAAGAGGTAGATGCCGTCCCCCGTGAACTCCCGGATCGTGACGTCGACCAGCAGAGGGTCGCGGTCCTTGATCGTTGGCGCCATCGACTGGCCCCAGCCGGTGATCATCTTGAGGTGGAAGTGTTCCTTGAACGAGACGCCCATCTCGCGCAGATGCTTGGGGCTGACCCTGATGTCCTGGAGCATTTCGGGATATTCGTGCGGGATCTGCCCGCCGCCCATAGCTGCGCGCACGTCGTAGTGAGCGATCCACACCTCATCACCTACTTGGCCAGGTCGCGAGAAGTCGACAGTGATGACGTTACTGGCAGGGGAAGACTGACCCTCTGCGACCTCAAGTATCTTCCGTTTTTGTTCAGCAGAAAGGCCCCCGGCCTTGTCGAGCATCTCTTGCAAGAGCTCATTAGTTGATGCGGATCGCTTGACGTCAGTTGGTATCCGCATCTCATCAACGCTGTGTACTCCCTCGTTATGCACGGGGAGCAGATCGGTAAAGCTGGTGCCGAGCGCCGATGCAATCGTCTGGATATCTGCCAGCGTCGGTTCACGCGTCCCCGACTCGTAGTTGCCCACGCGAGACTGCGATTTCCACCCGCACGCATCCGCCAGCTGAGCCTGGGAGATGCCTGCCGCTTTTCTGAAGCGCTTGATGCGCTGACCTAAAGATTCGTTCATGCGCGGGATTCAATCACGAAATGAAATACCCGGCTTTCACTTATTGTGTTTGCCATGAACACGATACGTGTTTATCCTGTGATTAATTATGGAGGAGCACCAGATGAATGAAGTCCGAATGATCCGCGAGAGGGCTGGCGTAACGCAGGCAGCGCTGCGTCGGGCGCTCGGCTGGAATCAGTCCCGCCTGGCGAATTACGAGTCCGGCCTGAGAAGCCCGGGCCTTAGTGAGGCGCGCCTGATCGTCAAAGCGTTGAACACGCTCGGAGCGAAATGCGCTCTTGACGATGCGTTCCCTCCAGAAAAACAGCCTTTATCAGCCGCTTAAACCAATTCCAACCACGAAGGAGCAACACATGTACGACGAACCCCGCCATCTGAAGGATCGAGAAATTAAATCTCGGTACGACGATGAGACCTACGAGGCACTCAAGGCAGTCGCCCGACTTCACAAACTGCAGCTGGCTGTATTCGTGCGCATGTGCGTGGAAGAGAAGCTCGAAAGCATCGTTGAACAGGATGTTACCGAGAAACAGCATTTGGCCTGAAGGCCCTGAAGGAGGCTTTGTGCCTGAAACCACGATCTGCCACGGGATCGATGGGCGCCTCTACGAAAAGCTTGAACGATTGGCAAAGGCCGCAGGCATGTCGCCTGACGAGTACGCCGCGAAGCTTGGAGCAGAACGCTTTTTCGAAAAGACCAGGCCCAAGGGTGCCGGAAAACTTCGACATCTACCCACAGCAAGGCGCGACCCGCCGCAGGACTTAAAAGGCCCTGAAAAAGGAGGGACTGATGAAGGCTCCCCATAGCGAAACCCAAATCGCAGGCGAAAAAAAACCACCTGGCCGGGTGGTTCTTCGCGTTGCATTCGAAACATATCTGTGAGGCCGATTATGCATACCTCTAATACCGATGTACAGGCCCTGAAGAATCCCGCGCCACATTTTTCGAATCACGAAAACGTGGCGCACGGCGTATCCATGTCCAGCCTTGAACTGGTCGACTTCATCAACTCGAAGCGCAGCAAGGGTGAGCCAACTCTCACTCACAAAAACTTAATCGCCAAGATCCCCCGCGTTATCGGCGCTGATCAATCGGCTAAGTTTTCAGCCGATTATCTTGATGCTCGCGGCAGGGTTCAAAGGTGCTTCGTGTTCCCGAAGCGCGAAGCCTGCCTTATCGCTATGTCATACAGCTACGAACTTCAGGCGCTGGTGTTCGACCGTATGACCGCTCTTGAGGATCGGGAGCGCGCCCGCATGCTGCCGAACAATCCAAAGATCGTCGGCGAGTTGGCAATTCTTGAATGCTTCGACCGCCTGCTTAAGCCTGCTCCATCCAGCAAAATGATGATGCTGGCAAAGATCGCCTCCAATAATGGGCTTGACGCTAAATTCCTCCCTGGTTACGCCGTCGACGCTGCTCCGGACGTATCTGGTGGCAGCTCAATGCCTACCAAGTCAGCCACGGCACTGCTGAAAGACAACGCCATCCGTATCGCTCCGGCCGCATTCAACCGCGCTCTGGAAGCTGCTGGATTCCTCAAGGTTATGCAGCGCAAGAACTCGAAACAGGAAATGGTCGACTTCTGGTCGATCACTGATAAGGGCCTGCGCTTCGGCAAGAACCTCACAAGCCCCCAATCCCCCCGCGAGACACAGCCGCACTGGTACGTGGATCGCTTCCTTGAACTGGCCAATTTGGTCGGGAAGGCCTGACATGCAATACACCGTCACGATTAACCAGGCGAAGGCATTGGAGTGGGGGCTGAATGCTCAGCAAGCCCTGCTGTTTGCTTTCGTCTACGAGTGCCCGAGCTGGGCCAATCCAATCAAGACGGATACCGGGATCTACTTCGCGTTGAGCAAAAGCAAGATCGTTGACGAATTGCCGCTGCTGACTGACAAGCCTGATACCGCTTACCGACTTCTGAAAGCTCTGCGAGACGCGGGCTTGATCGAGCTTTCCAGCACATCGAGCATCACCTTGATTCGCCTGACCGAGAAAGCAAAAGAGTGGAATCGTAAGCTAGATGGGTCGGAAAAATATCCGACGTCTGATGCGATTGATGGTCGGAAAAAAATCCGATCTACCTCGGAAAATTCTCCGAGCAAGGTCGGAAAAAAATCCGAGCCAAGGTCGGAAAAATCTCCGACAAATCAGGATACCAATAATCAGGGTACCAATCAGGTAACCAGTAATCAGGATTTGCAGGACGGATCGGACAAGCCGAACCGGTCCAGCGGATTGGTATTGGTCGGTGGCATTGAAGCGCCACGGGTCGAGATTCCCGCCGATATGCCAGGGCCGAAAGACCAGACCTGCAAAACCTTCAAAACCTGGGCGAATTACGCCATGTCCTACCGCAAGCGCTACAAAGCGTGGCCGGTTTGGAATGCCAAGGTGGGAGGGCAGGTGGGACTGCTCATCGGCCGTCTTGGCATCGACGTGGCTCACAGTGTCGCGGCGTACTACTTGGGCATCAACGACGCTCAACTGATCCGTAAATGCCACAGCCTCAACGAACTGCTGGCCAACGCCGAGGGGTATCACACCCAGTGGGTCACTCAGACCCAGGTGAACGGCCGCACAGCCCGCCAGCAGGAAGACACCCAGGCCAACATGAACGCAGCTCAGGAAGCTGCACGCAAGATCCGTGAAGGAGGGCCGCGCAATGCTTTCCTCTGACGAAGTCGCGCAACTGGCCGGTGCGATCTGCGCAACTGCCGAAACCTTGGGCCAGACGATCAGCGCGACTGCTGCTGAGCTGATGGCCGAAGACCTATCTGTGTACCCGCCCGGCGATATCCGCAAGGCGCTTCAGTCCTGCCGCCGCGAATTGACCGGGAAACTGACCTTGGCTGCTGTCCTGCAACGCATCGAGGCCGAAGACGGTCGCCCGGGCAAGGACGAGGCGTGGGCCATCGCCATGACCACCCACGACGAATACGAGACCGTCGTACTCACGGACGAAATCCAGCTCGCCCTGGCTGCCGCCAAACCCGTGCTCGATGCAGGCGACAAGATCGGTGCCCGCATGGCGTTCATCAGCGCTTACGAGCGTCTGGTTGGCCAGGCCCGTGAAGATCACAAGGCCGTGAACTGGCATGTGTCTGTCGGCTTCGACGCCAACCGTCGCGTACAGGCCATTACCAAGGCCGTGCAGATGCAGCGCATCCCTCAGGAGCGCGGGCAGGTGTATCTGGCCGACCTCAACGTCGTGCCAATCTCACACGACGGCCAAGCCATCGCGGGACTTCTCACCGGTCAGGTAACTCGGCCGAGCGCGAACGTCCGGGAAAAGCTCAATGCGGTGAAGGACGCCATGGCCGAGATGAGCATGGCCAGTGCTGAGCGCCGCAAGGAACTGAAGATCAAGGCCGCCAACGATCTAGCCGACCGACTCGCGCTGCTCCAGCAGCAGGCCGCGGATTTGGAATTGAAGAGGGCTGCGCGATGACCGACAAAATCAGCGTCAACTGCCAGGCCAAGCTCACCGAGGCAATCACCAGCCTGACCACCATGTACCGCGACAAGCGTTTCGTGGTCGTGTCACTACGCCCGGGCAAGGACCGCACCCTGGATCAGAACGCACTCTGGTTCGCGATGTACAAGCGCATCTCCGAGATGACTCAGATCGGCGACCCGGCCGAGGCGCGCAAGTACTGCAAGCTGCACATCGGCGTGCAGATCCTGCTGAACGAGGACTCCGGGTTCCAGGCCGAGTGGTACCGGGTCATGCGTCATCTGTCCTACGAAACGAAGCTGGACATGATGGGCGGTTGCCATCTGTTCGGGCCTGACGGCTTCCCGGTGACCAGCCTGTTCAACCGTGCTCAGGGCATCGCCTACACCGACCGCATCGTCACGTACTTCGGTCGTCACGGCGTTGTGTTCTCGGACCTGCTGGGCGAGGTGGCTGCATGAGCCTGGCGATCAAAGAGCGCAAGAAAAAGACCTGCGCGAACGCTGCATGCGCCATCCAGTTCGTACCGGCGCAGCTGGGCCAGAAGGTATGCGGCTGGGCATGTGGTCTGGCAATTGCTCCGGCGAATCAGGAGCGTGCGCGCAAGGCCATTGCCCAGCGCGACCGGCAGGAGATCAAGGTTCGCAAGGAGAAGCTGAAATCACGCAGCGACCACATGCGCGACACCCAGCAGGCATTCAACGAGTGGGTGCGTACCCGTGACGCTGATCTTCCATGCATCAGCTGCGGCCGGCACCACCAGGGCAAGTACGACGCTGGCCATTACCGGACAGTGGGGAGCAATCCCGCGCTGCGCTTCGAGCCGCTGAATTGTCACCGACAGTGTTCGCCGTGCAATACGCAGCTATCCGGAAACATCGTCAACTACCGCATCGAGCTGGTGAAGCGCATCGGTGCCGTGAACGCTGAATGGCTCGAAGGGCCTCATGAGCCCCAGAAGTACACCGTCGAAGAATTGAAAGCGATGACCGCCGAATACCGGGCGAGGACCAGAGAATTGAAGAAAGGGGACGCAGCATGATTGAGCCAATAGAAATGGACCCATGCCCGTTCTGCGGCGGCCCTCCAGTAACGATCATTACTACCGCATTCTTCCCTCGCCAGCACGTTGAGCGGGTGGCGATCTACGGTGAGGACGGCCTGAGTGTTGAGGCTCGCGTTTACTGTCATGAATGCGGCGCCAGCGGGGAGACCGCCGAGGATGAGATATACGACGCCGAGAGTTACGACGCCGTGATGCTCGATGCCATAGGGAGGTGGAATGTCCGGGACAAGCGGCATACCGATTTGTACGAGTCCGGCGACAGTGCTGGCCGAAACCTATACCCGAGGGCTGACGCATGACTTATCGAAACGTAGTTTCAGCAGTAGTCCGGGCCTTGGCCGCCGAGACGATCAACAGCGCAGGCGGGTGCGACCTCGAGCCTAAGGTGCAGTGCGCCAAACAGAAGGGCGAGATCGTCGGTAAGGAGGCGGCATTCCTCACTGACTGCTGGGTGTTCGGTCGACTGCATAAGGGGCTGACCCCGGCTCACTGGCGGGCACTGGTGGCGAAGTTCTCGACACACGCTGAACGAAAGCATGCGGCAATCGCTGAGCTGACCAAGGCTGTGCGATCGCCAGCGCCAGAGAGGTTTCGTGACTGCGCCGTGGTGACTTGGGCGATGCCTAAGCTGCCAGGTGTTGAGGGGAAGCGCTCTACGAACGTCCTGCCAGCAGGCTGGTATGAGATGGATAACTGGTCGAACGAGCCGCACCCGATCAAGACGCAGGAGCGCTGGAGGCGCGATATTCGCAAGGCGCTGGAGCGTGAAGTGGACGAGGCGTTGGTATCCGCTCAAACGCTGCTGGACGCAGAGGAACTTATTAGGGCAGAAGCCGCTTGACGGCAATGATCCATTGAGCCAATATCGCCCCATCCTGTCATTCCTGCGTGTGTAGGAGTGAATCGCTAGCCCCGCCAGAGCAATCTGCCGGGGCTTCGTCATATCTGGTCCAAGGAGACTGATATGACAAGAGCGCAAAGGCGGCATGACACCTGCCGGGTGAAGGCAAGATTCAAACAAATTCAGAAATCGAAAGATTGGGACGCATCGGCAAAGCATGTCGGAGTTTTTGCTAACCATGGCAAGGTCTGTTCTTGCTGGATGTGCGGCAATCCTCGAAAGCTCGGTTTGCTGACCATGCAGGAACTACGAGCAGATTCGCCTCGAGCTGAAGACTGACCGAAGCCCGGCCGCTGCGCTGGGCTTTGGCGTTGCGTGCTACCTTATCGAGATCAATGATCGAGCATGGACTCAGGAATGGCAGCGCTAGCTAGAAACCTCGTATTTATCTTATTTCCCTTGTCCCTGGCCGCACTGGGCTACTCCGTTGAAGGATTCCGAGAGAATCCAGCGGATGCTTCAGATACATATGGGCTTCCACCGGTTGTAATGTATTTCGTAGTGCTGCTGGCAGTTGGCACTTTTTCAATATGTTTGGCGGGAATCGGCAAGCTGTTGGAGCGTCAGTTGGTAGTCGCCAGAGGTACGAAGGTCGCGCTACGTCTCCTGTGCTATTTGCCGTTGCTGCTGTCAGCTTGCCTAACATGCTTGGTTAGCGCGGGATACGCACTGGATACAGCCGGAGGCTTCGCTGCATGCGTGCTTTCGCTGGTTTCGGTAGCAAACGTTTTGTATTGGCTCTCGCGTGGATTTACTACTTATCAGACGTAGTTGATTCGCGGCATTTTTAGAAACCCCGGTACAGATCGGGGTTTTTTGTTCCTACGATTTACCCATCCCTCGACACCTCTGATCGTCACGTTCAGCGAGGGCCTATTTCGTCCCTACCGTTCGGCTTAATTCTCGAACGAGTAATGGCTGGCTATTTCCAATGAGCATACCCGACAGCGTGTTGGGCATTGGAGGTAAGCATGAATACTGACACAGCGCTTCAAGGTGGCATGGGCGGAGTCGACCCGATGCCCACTTCGCCAGATCCACTGAGCCCTGGCCGCACAGATGTGAACCCAAGCGATCAACCGGGCGTTGATGAACTCCCGGACAACGAAGGGGAGATTCCACTGGATACAGATGACGACGCACCGGTTCAGGAAGAAATGACGGATGTGGACGTGGACAACGCTGAAATGGATGACCAGCCGAACCCTCGTTAAAGGTCAAAAGCCCGGCTCAGCGCCGGGCTTTCGCTGTGTAGTCCGGCATATTACGCCGCTGACCACTCCACGTTCGTTATGCCTAAACGCTCCGCTTGAGGCTTGCTCACCTTCGGCACTTTATCGGTGCGATATTTGGGGATTTGACCAATGCCCGCGTCGACAGCCGCCCAGTGCCACGCATCGGCGTTATCCATTCTAGGTGCGCATAGATAGAACGTTTTGTACGACCCGTTCAGTAGGTAGTCAATTCTGAAGTGAGTGCTCTGTGCCATTTGGTCAGTCCTTGGCGTGATGATGAACGTACAGATGATTCTGCTACATAGAAAAAATTCCCAACAAAAAACAGAAGCTTAGGATGCAAACTCGTTCGGATAGGCTGGACAGTTAGAGGCGTCTAGGTGGGTGTAAAAGAATTGATATTCGCCTGCCGTTAGCACCCCAAATTCTTGATCCATCACTGACTCAGCGATCACATCACCATCGGAGTAACAATGGACCCTACCGACCTCGGCCCAGGCACAGCTACCTGGCTGGGCGGTACTGGCATCACATTGCTCGGAGGCTTCCTCTGGTTGAGGAAATTCCTCTCCAAAGATGCCACGGACCGGGCTATGGACAATGCCGACATTGGAACCGTCCGCCGTTTGAATGAATTGCTCGACTCGGAGCGGCAAGCCAGAAAGGACGCTGAAGCCCGTGCTGATCAGTTCGCGAAAGAACGCAACGAGCTCGCCGCAGCAGTAGGGCGGATGGAAGGGCGCATCGATGCCCTGACCAGTCAAGTCGCCCAACTAACCGACAAGGTCACGTCGCAGAGCCAGGAGATTTCCCGGCTCCGAACACAGCTTGGAGGTAACAACTGATGGAGAAGTGCGCAATCAACTTCATCGCACGCCGTTGGTGGAAGCGTGCCGAGGTATGGCTAATCGCGATCCTTCTGGCGGCTGGCGGTTTGACCCTGGGTTATCAGGCGGGCGTCTGGTCTGCCGGTAGTGAGCACACCAAACAGCTTGCGGAGGTCCGCGCCGCGTATGACGCAGCCATGGGCAAACGAGACCTCGGCCTTACCAAGCTGGCAGAGAAAACGCAGGACGCCGCTGCAAAGGTGCAGGAGGCATCGCACAGCGCCGTGCAGGCAGCAGACACGGCGAGCAAAGCAGCCGACAAGGTCAATGAGGCGGTAGAGCGGAAAAGTCCGTAACCGCGCCACGATTTCAGATGACGCCATTTCGTGGCGCGAGGTGATTCAAATGAACGACCAAGCAATCGAGCAAGAAATTCAAGATAAAGGACTGACTGCGCCGCGCATTACGCCCGGCGACGTTGAGCGCAATATCCGCAGCGAATTCTATTTCACTGCTGGTGAGGGTGTTCTGGGTCAAAGCGAGATGGGTACCAAGCCTGCTGGCAATGCTGACAGCCTCAACCGTCTGACCTTCTGCGTCCTTGTACTGGCAAATGGTTTCACGGTAACTGGTGAGAGTGCTTGTGTAAGTGCCACCAACTTCGATGCTGAGATCGGCAAGAAGATTGCACGCCAAAATGCAATCACCAAGATCTGGCCTCTGATGGGCTACGAGCTCACAGAGCGCCTGCACTCCGCGCAATGACCAAGCGCAACTAGTACGTGACAACCCCAGGCCATGGATCACGAATCGGCTCTAGCCTTTGCCCGGTCGATCTGGCCGCAATGCACAGTGGAGTGACGACATGAAGAGTGCCGACCAAAGCAATCTCAGCTACCTACTGGCATCCCGGCCACTGATCGTTAAGCGCAACGGCCAGCACGTATGTCTTCATGACGCTTTCAGTGGTGAAGTGTTGGGCGGGCAAAAAAGCGTCCGGCTGATCCAGAATCCCGGCGAAGTCACCCGGCTGATCGTTGAATTCGTCTGCGACGGTAAATACGTCCGTATGGATGGTGAGCAATGACCAACGTCACGCGAATCCGTCACGCGCTGCCGGTAGGCCCCGAGATCAACGAAGCCATCGAAACGCTGGACGGCGCAATCGCCAAGGCAATCGATGCAGCAAAGGAAGCGGGTCTGCCGCAGGGGTTCGTTGTTTCGCTCCTGCATGGGCATGCCCACAAAGAAACGCACCTGATGGTGTGCCAATGAAGGTCGTCGAATTGAAGCGCGAAGGCTGGAGAGACGCCGCCAAGACGCTGCGCAAGATTGCCGATGATCTCGACGCTGGTGTGCATCCTGAGTGCACTGTTGGCGCGCTGACCCTCATAGGCCCAAAAGGCGAGGTGAATGTATTCGGGCTGGGTCCCAAGTGTGACGACCTGCAGTGCTTGGGTGCGATGCGCCTGGGTGAGCAGAAGGTTATCGATGTTCTGCTGGATACTGACGATTAAGGACTCCCCATGACAACCAAGCAACCCGACTGGGAGCGCATCGAACAGCTCTTCCGGGCCGGGCTGCTCTCGGTGCGAGAGATAGCTGCTGCTTGCGGCGTCTCTCATACAGCGATCAACAAACGGTCCAAGGCTGAAGGCTGGGATCGCGACCTGAACGCCAAGATCAAGGCCAAAGCAGCTTCGCTGGTTTCCAAACGCGAGGTTTCCACAAAGGTTTCCACGGAAACACTGGCAACTGAACGTGGAATCGTCGAGGCCAATGCCGAGGTCATCGCTGACATAAGGATGGCTCACCGTACAGACATTGGCCGATCACGAAGACTGGCCAACAAGCTGCTGGATGAGCTTGAATCCTTGACCGACGAGCAGGGCACTATCAAAGAGTTGATTGCTCAGCTCAAGGATGGTGACAGCGACAACGGTGAGGCGATGTCTGACATGCTGGCCCTGGCCAACAAGATGGGCGCGCTTCCGTCCCGTACCAAGACCATGAAGGAACTGGCCGAGACACTCAAGACTCTGGTTGCGCTGGAGCGCCAGGCCTATGACCTCGACACCAAATCTGGCGGCAACGACGCCGACGAGCTATCCAAGCTGATGGACGATCTATCGAAGGACGCCTGATATGAAGCCCGAGCACTTGAAGCTGCTCCGGGATCGATTCTGGCGTCTGAACAACCTGTACTTCATCACCGACAAGGGCGGGAAGAAAGTCCGCTTCCGGATGACGCAGGAGCAGATTGATTACTTCCAGGGGATGCACACCCGCAACATCATCCTCAAGGCTCGCCAGCTTGGGTTCACGACGCTGGTTTGCATCGTGCAGTTGGATGCCGCGCTGTTTGAGTCAGCCAAGTGCGCGCTGATCGCTCACACCTTGAACGATGCCAAGCGCCTGTTTCGCGAGAAGGTCAAATATGCGTACGACAACCTTCCCGCCGAGATACGTGCTGCCAACCCTGCTTCTAACGATGCTGCTGGTGAGCTTGTGTTCAGCAAGGGCGGATCGCTATACGTGTCCACATCCTTCCGGGGCGGGACTTTACGGTATCTGCACGTATCCGAGTTCGGGAAGATCTGCGCCAAGTTTCCCCACAAGGCCAGAGAGATCGTCACCGGGGCATTCGAGGCGGTCGCCGCCGATTGCTTCGTTACCATCGAGTCGACGGCCGAGGGGCGGGCGGGCTACTTCTTCGATTATTCGCAGAGCGCGGAGAAGCAGCAGCTTTCCGGCGTTCCGCTGGGCAAGCTGGACTGGAAGTTCTTCTTCTTCAGTTGGTGGCGCAACGGGCTGTATTGGCTGGACCCACAAGAAGTGGTTATCCCGCAACGACTGACCGACTACTTCAATGAGCTGCAGGCCAAGCACGGGATCGTCACGAACCCAGGCCAGCGCGCGTGGTACGCCGCCAAAGAGAAATCCCTCGGCGACGATATGAAGCGGGAGTACCCGTCGATACCGACCGAGGCGTTCCAGCAGTCTGTGGAGGGCGCTTACTACGCCAAGCAGTTCGCCAAGCTCTATGCGAATAAGCGGATAGGCATCATCCCGAACAACAGCCACCAGCCGGTGATGACGTTCTGGGATATCGGTGTCGGCGACTCCACGGCCATCTGGTTCGTGCGCCAGATCGGCACCGAGTATCACGTCATCGATTACTACGAGAACTCAGGCGAAGGTCTGCGCCATTACATGAAGGTGCTCAAGGACAAGGGTTACACCTATTCCGAGCACTGGGGGCCGCACGATATCGAGAACCGTGAATTCGGTAGCGATGCCAAGAGCCGCAAGGATATCGCCAAAGAGGGCTACGAGATCGATGGCGAGCGGTATTCCATCAGGTTCCAGGTCGTCCCGAGGACGGGCGTTGATGACGGCATTGAATCGGCCCGGGAAATCCTGGCCCTTTGCGTCTTCGACGAATCCAAGTGTGAAGAGGGCATCGGTCATCTCGAAAACTACCGCAAGGAGTGGGACGAGAACCGCGGCTGCTGGAAGGACAAACCATTCCACGACAGTACATCCCACGGCTCTGACGCATTTCGATACTTCGCTGTGGCAAAAACCAAACGCGTACGCACCGCATCCACTGAATCCTTGAGAATGTAAACCAATGAGCGATGACCCAAGCAAAACGCTAAAGGCAGTAGACGCCATGCGCGAAGACTGGGCCATCGTTGAGCCACTGATGAAGGGAACAAGTGCAATGCGCCGGGCAGGCGAGGCACTACTGCCCAAGTGGCCCAAAGAGGAAGATCGCGACTACAAGGTGCGGCTAAAGCAATCAACTCTCTTGCCCGCATACAGCGAAACAGTCAAAAACAATGCCGGACGCGTCTTCGCTGAGCCGATCGTGCTTGGCGATGACGTTCCTGACTCTATCAAGACCTGTGCCGAGAACTTCGATCGCCAAGGCAACAACCTGCAGGTTTGGGCTCAAACTTTTTTCAGTGCGGCGCTGGCTAGTGGACTTTGCCACGTCCTTGTCGACTACCCGAAGACAGTGGATGAAAAGGGTGAGTTGATTGTTCGCACCAGAGCAGAAGAAAAGGCTGCCAAGGTTAGACCATACGCGGTCATGATCCGGCCTCAGCAAGTGCTGGGCTGGCGATCAAACACATCCGGTGGCGAGCACGTCCTGACCCAGTTCCGGTACATGGAGTCGGTTGAAGAGGACGCTGGCGAGTTCGGGACGGTGCAGGTCGACCAGATTCGTGTACTAGCGATAGGAGGCTGGGCCATCTACCGCGAGGTGGAGAAAGATGGTCGCAAGACCTGGGCGCTACATGATCAGGGAGCGAATTCGTTAAAAACGATTCCCTTGACCACCTATTACACCAATCGCACCGGCTATATGACCGCGACGCCGCCCCTGTTGGAGTTGGCCCATCTCAACGTGAAGCACTGGCAGTCGCAGAGTGATCAGGACAACATCCTGCACGTTGCGAGGGTGCCCATGCTCGCGATCACCGGTATTGACGACGATCAGTGGGAACTGAAGGTAGGGACGGCATCCGCCACGAAGCTTCCATCCGGCGGCGACATGAAGTGGGTTGAGCACACTGGAGCGTCTATCGAAGCTGGCCGAACCTCGCTGTTTGACCTCGAAGATCAGATGCGTATCGCGGGTGCAAAACTGCTTCAGAAGGACAAACAAGCTACCAAGACCGCCACCCAGGCTGAGGAAGAGGCCGCTCAGGAGATGAGTCCACTTCAGACCATGGCCGAGCAGTTGGAAGATGCGCTTGATCAGGCGTTACAGTTTTTCGCTAACTACACCGGTCAGCCCGAAGGTGGTCACGTACAGGTCAATGGCAACTTCGACGTCGACTTTGCCCCAGAGACGACCTTGCCGCTGCTGCTGAACATGGCGAGCCAAGGAAGACTGTCTGATCAGACGCTATTCGCCGAGTACCAGCGCCGTGGTGTTGTGTCCACCGACCTCAGATGGGAGGAGGAAAAGCAGAAGATTCAGGACCAAGGTCCCGCTCTCGGAGTTCTATAAATGCCAACTGTTAACCAGATGCTGGCTGACGAGAGCGTCGCGCACGCCATTTCACTGGAAAGGTACAAGTTGGGGGTTGTGCGGCGCATCATCGCGCTGCTGAACAGGTCGGATGCACGATTAGTGGGCGAGTTGGCCAGCGCACTTGAGCGGTTGCCAGCAGACTCTTTCACTGTGGAACGTCTTGACGGACTGCTTGATCAGGTGCGTGAGGTCAACGCAGCTGCTTATGCGCAGGTCGTTCAAGAGTGGCAGGGCAACATCGCTGAGCTATCAGGCTACGAAATCGACTGGCAGCATAAGCTGCTTGAGGTCACGCTGCCTGAGCCGGTGCTGGTCAGGTTTCCGTTGGTCCAGCTTGCGGCTGAGCAGGTCTACGCCGCGGCGATGGCTCGCCCTTTCCAAGGCCGGCTGTTGAGTGACTGGGCGAGCACTGTTGAGGCGGATCGGATGTTGAAGATCCGTAATGCAGTCAGCAGTGGCTACCTCGAAGGGGGGACGACGGATCAGATCATTCGCAGCGTGCGAGGTACGAGGGCGAGCGGTTACGCCGATGGCTTTCTTGAGCGTCCTCGCCAGGATTTGGCTACGGTAATTCGCTCAGCGGTAAGTCATACCGCCGCAGTTGCACGTGAAAACCTGTACGAAGCAAACAGCGACATCATTGCTGCCGAGGATTGGACCAGTACGCTGGACACTAAGACCTCCGCGCCATGCCGCATCCGCGACAAACTGCCGTATACCGTGGGCACGCATAAGCCCATCGGTCACAAAGTGCCATGGCTGCAAGGGCCGGGTCGGCTGCATTTCAGTTGCCGTTCGACATCGGCTCCGAGAACCAAGTCGTGGCGTGAACTGGGCATCCCGGCCGATGAGATGACTGGGAGACAGCGCGCGAGCATGGATGGTACCGTCCCTGCTGATACGAACTATGGTAAATGGCTAGCGCGTCAATCGCCGGAGCGGCAGGCGGAAGTGCTGGGTCCTGAGCGATACCAACTCTACAAGGAGGGTAGGGTGGGCCTGGATCAGTTCTACTCTCCTAACGGCGAGTGGTTAACCCTTCAGCAGTTGAAGGCGCGAGACGCGGGTGCCTTCCGGCAGCCGACGGGTGAGTTTACAGTTTATGACCCGGCGCATCCGGTGGGTAAGCCAGACATTTCAACGCCGGCGCGTAGAAAAGCAGTTCAGCTTGAGGAGACTATTCGTAAGGATCATATGGAGACCGGTGCTTTTATCGACAAGGCAGGAACCGTGGTTATTCAGCGCCAAGGCGAGGCAGACAGCGTCGGCTTTCCTATCATCGAGTTTCCACGCCTGCACGGCACAACGTTTACTCACAATCACCCTGGGAATGGCACATTTTCGATGCAAGACGTCAGCTTGGCGTCGCAGATTGGGTTGGCTGAGCTGCGCGCCGTCGGGCCTACGCTTCGTTACACCATGAGCGCTGACAAGGGCTGGCCTGGCGGTGATATGATCACTTCGTTGGTCGGTCAGACCGAGAAAGAAGCTGTTAAGCGGGTTTCGGGAATGATCAACAGAGGCGAGATTGAGCGTGAATTTGCTCAAACAGAATTAGAGCATCAGTTCTGGACAATTTTGAGCGCCAAGGCCGGTCTGAAGTACACCAGGGAGCGATCATGACAGCTACCAAGAAGACTACTGAAGAGCTTCTCGCAGAGATGAAGCGCGAAGACGAGGTCCACCGCTCTCAAGGCATAGTCTGCTTCGATGGCAGCCCTGCCTGGGCGGAGTTCTGCAAGCAGATGGGCGATGCCGCTGTAAACGGAGCTCTTGTCGATGACTTTGACGACGAATGATCGACAAACCCCGGTTCCACGTTATTCAAGGCACGCCCGCTCCTGATACGCCGGTAGAGCAGGCGCGCAAGCGTGTGCGTGCAATGCCCAAGCCTGCGGCGATGATCCAGTGTCATCGCTGCGGTGGGCGTGAGGTCATCGAGACCAAGACAGGGGTCATGCTGAAGGACGGTAAGCCGACTGGGGGCACGAAGGCACTGTTGTGCGTTGGATGCCTGATGAACGGCCAGAGAGTCCTTCTTTAGTTCAAGCAAGCCGAACGGCGCTGGTCGTATTTATCCATAAGACCGTAATACTGAGATGGCCAATCTTTCATAGCGGACTGCGCTAGATTGATGGCTCTGAGCTTCTGTTCCACGGTCTCTGCCATTAAGCCCAGTTGAATGGTACCGATGAGATTAAACGTCACCGCTGCAAGCTCTTTGGGTGCGTAGGCTGTGAAGCGCATAGCGCTATCAGCTACTCCCTCACCCAAGACGTGAAATTTTTCTTCGGTCAGGTCAGGGGCGGAGGTTTTGGTGCCCAGGGCTGCAATGCTGGCTAGTACCTGTTCCGCTTTTTCCCGGATCAATGCTTCTTGCTTGTCCACCCGTTGGATACAGGATTCCGTAGCGGATTGTTGGGTAGCCAGGTAGGACGCATACCAAGTCAGCATGCCGACAGATAAAGTCACGACCAGACCGAGAAATGAGGCTGTAACAGTCCACCTTGTGGTGGGTTGAAGCGTTTCCATTTCTGTTCCAGATTTCAAACTAATGCGGGTGAAGGATCCTACCTTCAAACCCCGCTTAGGAAAACCTCATAGCCCTGGCATCCGCCGGGGCTTTTTTATGGGCGCGATTCCGGATGGATAGCGCCGCACCTGGCCGGATGGCCGTTCAATTGGGCGGATGCCCGGAGACCACATGAAACTGAAACTCGATGAGCAAGGCCACGTTGTCGTTCAAGACGGCCGCCCGGTATACGTCCATGACGACGGCAAAGAAGTGCCGTTCGATGCGGTGGGGACCGTGAACACCATCACCCGCCTGAACGGTGAGGCCAAATCCCACCGCGAGCGAGCCGAATCAGCCGAGGGCAAGCTGAAGGGCTTCGACGGCATCGAGGATGGTGAGGCGGCACGTCACGCAATCGAAACCCTCAAAAACCTTGATGAGGGCAAGTTGATTCAGGCTGGCAAGGTCGACGAAATCAAGCAGGCGGCCGCTAAAGCAGCTCAAGACCAGGTGGCCGCCGCGAGCAAGACGCACGCCGAGGAGCTGGCTAAAGCCAAGCAAGGACTGGATCAGCGTGACCAGACCATTCATGGCCTTCTGATTGGTGGGTCGTTCAAGGGCTCCAAGCTGATCTCCGAGAAATTCGCCATTCCTGCCGACTTGGTGGAAGCCCGTTTCGGTCAGAACTTCAAGGTTGAAGAAAACAAGGTGGTCGCCTACGACGGCGCGGGCAACAAGATTTTTTCACGCTCCCGCCCAGGCGAGCTGGCTGATTTCGAGGAAGCACTCGAGTCCATCGTTGAGCAGTACCCCTACAAAGATCACATCCTGAAGAGTTCCGGCGGCAATGGCGGCGGCGCTCCAAACGGCGGTGGCGGAGGCAATGGCAAGAAGACCGTCACCCGTCAGCATTTCGATTCTCTGGACCCGACCGCAAAGGCCGAGTTCGCACGTTCCGGCGGCGAAGTCACTGACTGACACCGCGCTTGGCCGAAACCCGGATGGGGATCGGTGCTTGGGTCGGATGACCCGCTATCAAACCACCCAAACATTGATCCTTTAGGAGCTTCAAATGGCTAACAACCTGACCGGCCTCGTGCCTACTCTGTACAACGCGGTTGATGTCGTATCGCGCGAGCTGGTGGGCTTTATCCCTGCCGTTTCGTCCGACATGACCTATTCCCGCGCTGCTGTGGGCCAAACCGTTACATCGCCAGTCACCAACGGCGCTACTGCCAGCGACATCGTTCCTGCAGTTACCCCGCCAAACGACGGTGATCAAAACATCGGCTCTGTGTCGATGACTATCACCAAGGCGCGCCGTGTGCCGATTCGCTGGAATGGCGAAGAAAAGCTGGGCCTCGACAACAACGGCGCTTCGTACAACGTCATCCTCCGCGATCAAATCGCGCAGGGTATGCGCACCCTGGTGAACGAGGTCGAAGCAGACCTGGCTGCGGTCGCCATCAGTGCCTCCCGCGCTTACGGCACCGCTGGCACCACACCGTTCGCCTCTAACTTGGCAGACAGCGCCCAGATGCGCCGCATCCTTTCGGACAACGGCGCGCCGCTGGGCGATCTGCAGTTGGTCATCGATACGTCGGCAGGCGCAAACATGCGCACACTGACCCAGCTCTCCAAGGCCAACGAAGCTAACGATGACAGCCTGCTGCGTCGCGGTGTGCTGCTGGATGTTCACGGTTTCGCGATCCGTGAGTCTGCGCAGGTCAAAACTCCGCTGGTCGGTAGCGCCGCTGCGGCAACTACCAACACCACCGGCTACGCAGTGGGCGCGACTGCGATCACTCTCGCGTCGGCTGGTACAGGTGGCGTACTCGCGGGCGACATCATCAGTTTCGCAGGCGACACCAGCAAATATGTAGTGGCAGCAGGCGATGCGGATGTATCGAACGGCGGCGTCATTACCCTGGCTTCTCCGGGCTTGCGCAAAGCCATTCCGGCCGCAGCTACCGCGGTAACAGTCATCTCTGGCAGCACTCGCAGTGCAGCGTTCGCACGGTCGGCAATCGCGCTGGCGACACGCGCTCCGGCGCTACCTCCTCAGGGTGACTCGGCGATTGACCGGATGCTGATCACCGACCCGGTGAGCGGCCTGACCTTCGAGGTGGCCATGTACGCCCAGTACCGCCAGATGCAGTACGAAGTATCGCTGGCATGGGGCACCAAAGCAGTCAAATCCGAACACATCGCGACTCTGCTCGGCTAAACCATCAGCGGTCGGCACAAATGTGTCGGCCGCATCATTGCGGGAGATAGATATGAGCGACAAGACCGTGAAAGTGAAGTCCTGGCACAAGAGTCAGGGTGACTTCGTGATCATCAATGAATCCGATTTCGACAAGGAAGTTCACACACTGTACGGCGAGAAGAAGCTTACGCAGAAAGAGCAAAAGGCTCTGGACGAGCAGGCTGCCAAAGACTTGCTGGATGCCACCAAGGCCTCGTTGACTCAGAAGGGTGTTGCCTTCGGCGACGGCGCTAGCCAGGCAGACCTTCAAGCTCTGCTCGACGCAGCGGAGTAACCCATGGCGCTGGTTATCGAAGATGGCAGCGTGGTAGCTGGCGCAGAGAGCTATGCCAGCGCCGCCGAATTTGCGACATATGCCGCCAATTACGGGAAGGTCATCCCTGTCGAGGAGGTAGCGCAGGAAGTGCTTCTGCGCCGGTCAGCCTTGCAAATGGAGGCGATGTCATGGAAGGGTTGCGTGGTTCATATCGACCAGCCTTTGAAGTGGCCGCGGGCGGATGTTTATCGTAACGGGTTTACCCTGGACTACGACCGCATCCCCCCGCAGATCAAGGCCGGGCAGATGGCTTTAGCCGCCGAGATCCACGCTGATGACCTGGTCGACCCTGATACCAAGGTTGGCGCGATTGTCTCTGAGACAGTTGGTCCACTGAGCACTACCTACGCCGCAGCGAAAGCGTCAGCCAGCAAGCGTGCTGCGGTTCGGCAGTCATATGCGCAGTTCGCTGGTCTTGTTGAATCGTCCGGCCAGATCAAGCTGAGTCGTGGCTAGAGTCCTAGATCCTTCGCAAGGGTTCGGTCTCTGCTGACGATGTCGCGGCCTATGTCATTGAGGATTTCTTCGATCTCGTCGAACTCCTCGTCACTGATGAAGTGTCCTGAGCGCAGGAATTTGTCTATTACATAATATGCAAAATCCTTGTCTGGCATTGCTTCAACGACTGAGTCCCGGAGCGCTTCAAGCTCGAACTCTACCGGCTGGCCAGTTGTGTATTGGACAGCCATCACCTTCGCAATGCACTGCCTCACCTTTGCTACCTTTTCGACAGTACTAGCCATAAGAGAGCTCTAGATAGAAGGATTCGATTTATGCCAGATATCTATGACCGCGCCAAGGCCAGTGCTTCGCGCTTACTATCGCCGCGATCTGCTGGCGGTAAAGGCCTGGAACTCACCCTGAAACGCATCACCCAGGGCGAATACGATCCCTCCACCGGCGTCGGCACGCCGACCGTCGAGATTTTTGACGGCTCGGGCGTTCGTGAGAACTACAAACAGTCGGACGTCGATGGCACCCGAATTAAGCACGGCGACGTCAAGTTACTGATTTCCCCGGTCCTACTCACGGGTGTAGACATGCCACAACCCAAGAGCCTGGACACCATCGACTTCGACGGTGAGACGTACACGATCCAGAATGTTGATCCTTGGAAATACGCCGGTCTCGCGGTCGGCTTCAGCGTGCAGGCCAGAAAATGAGCTTTAGCCTCGACCTCAAAGCATTCGTGGAGAAGGCCAAGCTGAATGCGGAAACCGTGGTGAAAAAGGTTTCTCTGGACTTAGCCTATTCAGTGATTGATCGCTCCCCGGTGGGTAATCCTGAACTTTGGGCATCCAACGCTGTGGCCACTGAATATAACAACGAGGTCAAGCGGCTAAATGTTGAAGCGCGGCGTAATCCTGAAAACCTCACCAAAGCTGGGCGCCTGAGGCCAGGCCGATTGATTAAAGACGGTATGGATTTGAGCTCAGGCAAGGATTATGTAGGTGGGCGCTTTCGTGGTAACTGGCAGGTCAGTTTTGACGTGCCTGAAACGGGCCAACTGGAGAGAATCGATCCTCGCGGCGCTCAGTCCAAGGATAGTGCGGCCTTAGTTATTCAGTCTTTCGATAGTGAAGTGGGCACGATCTGGATGACGAACAACCTCCCTTACGGTCCGCGCCTCGAATACGAAGGCTGGTCGAAGCAAGCGCCCGCGGGAATGGTCCGGGTGTCTGTTGCCGAGTGGCAAACCTATGTCAATGACGCCGTGGCAGGACTCGATAAATGAGCGACCGACTGATCAGGGCTGCGTTTGAAAGCCGACTCAATACTTGGGCAAATGAGAGAAACCCAAAACTGCCGATTGCTTTCGAGGATGTAGCATTCACGCCGCCGACCGATGGTGGCACTTACTTGCAGGCTTTTCTGCTTCCTGCGCGTACAGACAGCCAGGATTTGGAGGGAGTCCACACCGCGTTTTTTGGCGTGTTTCAGGTCAGCATCGTAACCGCTGCCGGGAATGGCAGAGGTGCGGCGTCAGCCATCGCTGATGAGCTTCGCACTGTATTCCCGAACAATCTCGACCTGACACAGGGCGGCCTTACCGTCTACGTTCGATCCCCGCTATCGACCGCCTCAGCAATCGCAGGCGACACAACCACGACGATGCCGACTTCTTTTCAGTATCGCGCTGACACCTTCTAACCCGCCCATAGGGCAAACCTGAACCTGCCGAGTGCGGGTTTTTTATTTTCTGAAAAGAGGAAACACCCATGGGCTACAAACTTCCAAACGGCGCAACTGTCCAGCACGCGGCTACCTACGCTTCCGCTTTACCGTTTACGGCCATCTCTAACGCTACCGAAGCCGTAGCAACTGTCACAGGATCGACCCTTGCAGCGGGCGATATCGTACTGTTGACCTCCGGGTGGAGCCGCTTAAATAACAAGGTTGTCCGAGTTAAAGCCGCCACTGCTACTGCCATCACGCTGGAAAGCGTGGACACCACCAACCTGCAGATCTATCCGGCAGGCAGTGGCGCTGGCAGCCTGAAGAAAGTCCTGACGTGGGTCGCTGTTCCGCAGGTGACCGACGTTGCTCCTTCTGGTGGTGAACAAAACTACACCGACGTGGTTTTCCTGGAGGATGACCAAGGCCGCCAGATTCCCACGGATAAATCTGCTGCGAGCATGGTGCTGACGATCGCGGACGACCCGGCACTGCCGTTCAACGCCGTACTGACTGCTGCTGATACCAACAAGGCCATCGAAGCTGCCAGGCTTAACCTGCCCGGTACCGATACCATTTTTTACGGGACATACACCTCCTTCTCCAAGCAGCCGGTGATGTCTCGCAACAACATCATGACCCGAACCGTTAGCCTGGCTCTTCAAGCTGAACCGACCCGTTATCTGACGGCGGTGGTGTAACTCATGGCCAAGTTCAAGATTGCCCAAAACCCGACGTTCAAGGCAAAGGTGTCAATTCCGCGCGTGGGCGGATCGTCTGATGAGGTCGAGTTTGAATTTAAATATTTCGATCGTCTGGCGCTGTCTGAGCTGTTCGAGAAATGGAATGTGGCGCGGGATGCCCACGCCGAGAAGGTTAAGGCCGAAGGCGTTTCATGGGTTGAGGCAACAACATCCGAGATCGAGCTGCAGGTCAATCAGATGAAAGACGTCGTTACGGGTTGGGCGTTTGACGATGAGTTTGACGATGAGTCGATCACTGCGCTGGTCACGACCTGCGTTGCCGCCCCTCAAGCAATTCTTGCGGCATACCAGGCCGCTTACCACCCTGCGCGCCTGGGAAACTGAAAGCCTCCGCTCGCGCACTTTATGAGCCTGACGTCAGCGCGAAGCTGGGTATGTTCGGGCTTTCTGCCAGCGACTTTGATGACGTTGTGGAGGTGTGGCCTGACAACTGGCCTGCGTTCGTCGTCATGGAGTCGATGAACACGCAGTGGCGGGTGGGGGCTGGCGGCGCTACAGGCCTTGACTACGGTGTTTTGCCTGACGTTATGCGCCTCGAATCAATCCCGGAAGAGAACCGCACCTCAGTTTTCCACGACATTCGAGTCATGGAGCTGGAGGCGCTGGCCGTTATGGCCGAATCACGCGACAACAGCCCGTGAGAGCGGGCACTTATTCAAGGTGAGTTATGGATATTGCCTCGCTCGGTATACGCATTGATACGACCGATGCCGCGCAGGCAAGCTCGGACCTAGACAAGCTCACGGCTGCGGGCGGCAGGGCGGAAAGCTCTGTAAAGGGGTTAGCGGAAAGTGCGGACAAGTTGCAGAAATCCTCGCGAGGATCCTCTTTATCTCTAAAAGACCAGGCTAGAGAGGCAGACGAATCTACAGCAGCCTTCCGTAGACTGTACGGCGGAACCACGGCAGCGGCGGCCGGCATGTTCTCTCTTGAGAACTCGATTAAAAACGGAAGCTTTGTAAGGTCGCTCGCAGCAACACAGGACGCCGATAGGTGGCTTGCCTCACTGACATCAACGACCAAGAAAGCTGGCTCAGCATTCTTAGATTCAAGCCAAAAACTGACGTACCTGTCGTCAGGTCTAAAGGGGTTGGGTGCGTGGTCCGGCTCTAGTGCTCCAGTTTTCGGGTCGATTGCCAAGGGTAGTAAAGAGGCGGTTTCCGGGCTCGGGGCTTTCGGCACAGCGACTGTGCAATCGGAAATGTCAGCGAAGGCCCTGCAGAACGCATTACGCGGCGTTCCGGCTCAATTCACCGACATCGCCGTGTCGCTGCAGGGAGGCCAAGCGCCGCTTACTGTTTTGTTGCAACAAGGCGGGCAATTAAAAGATATGTTTGGAGGGGTAGGGCCTGCCGCTAAAGCACTAGGCGGGTACGTACTCGGGTTGGTTAATCCGCTCTCGGTGGCTGCCGCCGCAGTGGCCACGCTCGGGCTCGCTTACTACCAAGGGAGCGAAGAGCGGGACGCTTATCGCGATGCGTTGGTAACGACAGGAAATGCAGCAGGCACGACCACCACTGCGCTGGCAGGGATGGCGAAGCAGGTCAGCGCCACAGTGGGCACTACAGGTGCGGCCGCCGCGGTGCTCGCGCAGTTGGCCGGGTCAGGGAAGATTGTTAGCAGTAGCTTCGAGGAAATTGCTATCGCTGCATTGGCCTTCGAGAAGGCTACCGGAAAGGCTGCATCGGAAACGGTAGCGGAGTTCGCCAAGCTGGCAGACGATCCGGTTAAAGCCGTGGTCGCGCTAAATGACAAGTACAACTTTCTCACCGCAGCCGTATTCACCCAGATCCGCGCCTTGCAGGATCAGGGCGATACCTTGGGCGCTCAGCAGCTGGCCGAAAGCTCCTATGCTGATGCGCTCGTGGAGCGGGCCGGAACCATCACTAACAACCTCGGCGCAGTCGAAACAGCCTGGAACTATGTCAAAGGTGCCGCCAAAGGTGCGTGGGATGCCATCCTCGATATCGGACGAGAAGATACGTTCAACGAGAAGATGGAGAAGCTTGAGACCCGACTTAAGAATCTGCGGACGGCACAATCTGGGCCAATCGTCTTTGATGACAATCCCGATTTGGGGCAACTGGCGGGCGGCGAGAAAGCTGTTCAATCGGACATCACCACCGCATTACAGAAAGAGGTCGATGATCAAGCCAAGGCTCGTCAGCAGATGTTCGATGCACTGAACATCCGAGAAGGAGCCAAGGCATATGAGGCGATCCAGAAGAGCCTTGAATCGACAGAATCTAAGTCGAAGAAGCTGACAAGGGCGCTGCAGGACAATCAGCGTGAGATTGCCGAGGCACGCAAGGCTGGATTTAAGATCACCGCCGAGCAGGAAGCGGCGCTGGAAAAGCAGACCCGCGACAAATTCAAGGAGTCCAAGAAGGGCGGCAGCACGGCGGTCGACTTAACCGGTTTCAACGACGCTCAGAACCAACTGAAAATGCTGACCGCTGCGTACGGCAACAGTCAGAAGGAACTGGATGCTCAGCAGAAGGCCGGTCTCATCTCGCTAGAGACGTACGCGGCTCAGCGGGCAACGCTCATCCGGGCGGAGAAGGAAGAGGTCGGTAGCGCCTATCAAGCTGAAATTGCAGCTCTTGAGGCTGCTAGGGCCAAGTCCACCACATCCGGCGCTCAGCGCATTCAGATTGATCAGAAGATCGCTGACGCCCGAACCAGCATGGTCAAGGCTCAGCAGGACGCTGACACCCAGCTGGAAGTGCTGGCCAACGCCGAAACGGGCCGGATCGAGAAACAGCGTCTCGCGATCAGTACCTACACCGATGCGCTCAACCAGCAGAACGCCGCCTTGCAACGCGCCGGGCAACGGGCTGCGGGTGGTGTGGGGCAGGGTGATCGCCAAGCATCGTTAACTGGCTCGCTGAACGGCATCGAGGACCGAGCCAACCAGCAGCGCTTGGACCTAGCCCGCGACAAGGCCGACAAATCGCGGAACATGAGTGCCGAGGAGTACCAAGCCAAGCTTGAGGCAATCAATCGCAGTGAGAAGGATCTCGCGGAGACGACGCTTAGCAACTACGAGCAGATGTCTGCCGCGCAAAGCGATTGGCGCAACGGTGCCACGTCGGCGTTCAGCAACTATCTGGAGTCTGCGCGTGACGTAGCTGGGCAGACGAAAAGCCTGTTCACCAATGCCTTCACCGGCATGGAAGACGCGCTCGTCAACTTCGCGCTGACCGGCAAAGCGTCCTTCGCAGATTTCGCTAAGTCGATCCTGGCTGATATGGCGCGGATTGCGACTCGCCAAGCATCGTCGAGCATCCTCTCGTCAATCGCTACAACCGCCATAGGGTCGTACTTTGGAGGGAACGGCACTGCTACATCGGCTGGCTCTACTCAGGCAGGGTATACCGGCACCGACTTATCAAACTTCACACCGGTGGCCAGCGCCAAGGGCAACGTTTTCGACGCACCGGGTTTGAGCTCGTACTCAAACAGCATTGTCAGTTCTCCGACGTTATTCCCATTTGCGAAAGGTACTGGATTGATGGGGGAAGCCGGGCCTGAAGCGATCATGCCTCTCACGCGAACATCAAACGGGACTCTCGGCGTGCGCTCCTTGGGCGGAAGCTCTGACTCTGGCGGCGTAAGTGTATCGATCAGCATCGCAAGCGACGGCCAAACAAGCGTGTCGAGCAATCAGAGTGGCCTCGAAAGCTTCGGGGCTGAAATCGGAAAGTTCGTCGAGCAGAAATACAAACAGCTCGAAGCCAAGTCCTTGGGTTCTCAGGGCAACATCCGCAAAGCTATCAATGGGAGGGCTTGATGGATACGTTTACGTTCAGGCCGGACAAGGCAGCCCCGGCTGAATTCACCCAGCGCACCCGCAGCGCACAGTATGGAAACGGGTACATGCAGGAGGCTGGCGACGGCCTCAACACGGAATCCCAATCTTGGTTCTTAACCTTCACAGGCGATAAAGCGCGAATCATTTCGATTCGCGACTTTCTTCGCTCACAGAAAGGGTACAAGGCCTTCATCTGGTCGACGCCACTCGATGGCCCGCTGTATTTCAAGTGCAGGGCTTATAACCCCGCACCCATGGGTGGGGCGGCTTGGTCACTCACTGCAACCTTCGAACAAACCTTCCAGGTGGAATGATGGCCGAAAGTATTTATGAGGACGTCCAGAAGCTGGAAGTCGGCCTGTATGTCGAATTGTACGAAATGGATTTGACCCCGCTAGGTGGCGACGTGTATCTGTTCCACGGGTACCTGCAAGTCGGAAAAATTTACTGGCAGGGAAGGGAGTTCTCGCCTTGGCCGATCAAAATAGACGGCTTAGGCATGACCGGTGAGGGTCAGCAATCCAACCCGACCCTGACTGTGGGCAATGTCACTGGCTTCATTACGGCACTCTGCCAGACATATCAGGACTTGGTTGACGCGAAGATCCGGAGACATCGCACGCTCGGACGCTACATGGATGCAGCGAACTTCCCGGGCGGCAACCCAGAGGCTGACCCTGAGGAGCACTTCGCTTCCGACTCGTATGTCATCGACCAAAAACAGGCAGGGGACAGCGCAACAGTCGCCTTCGTCCTGAAATCTCCTCTGATAGCCACGGACCGGAAACTTCCCGGGCGGCAGATCATTGCCAACTGCTGCCAGTGGGCAACGATTGGCGGTTACCGCGGCGTCTACTGCGGCTGGACCGGTGCGCAGTATTTCACTGACAAGGATGTCGCTACAGATGATCCGTCTAAGGACATGTGTTCGTTCACTTTGACCGGCTGCAAACGGCGATTTGGTGAAAACAATCAGCTGCGCTATGGATCCTTCCCAAGCGCCGGCAACTAGGTGGCTGACATGAAACTGAACAAGAAAGTCATAAGCGACATCTATGCCCACGCAGATGCTGAGAATCCCCGCGAGTGCTGCGGTGTTGTCATTGCCGGGCCTGGTGCACGGCGCTACGTTCCGCTTGCCAATTCTGCAGCGAAGCCCGAGGAAGACTTTCGTATCAGCGCCGAAGCCTGGGCATCCGCCGAGGATCAGGGCCAGCCGGTTTGCATCGTCCATAGCCACCCAGGCCAATCCGCCAGACTTAGCGGCGCCGACCGGGTGTCACTAGAGGCCACCGAGCTTCCTTGGCTGATCGTTGAGGTTCGCGAGGGTGTGCCGGCTTCCCATCTGGTGCATCTGCCTACGGGCTACCAAGCACCGCTTATTGGTCGGCCATTCCATCACGGGGTATTGGACTGCTACACGCTGGTCAGGGACTACTACAAGCGAGAGATGGGAATCGAACTGCTCGACTATGAGCGGCCTGACAATTGGTGGAACGAGGCCGAGCATGACTTCTACATGGAGAAGCATGCAGAGAACGGATTTTCCGAGATAGACGCCTCAGAAATCCAGCAGGGCGACGTTGTCATCATGCAGGTGCGAGCCGATAAGGCGAACCATGCAGGAATATATCTTGCCGACGGCAAGCTGAAGACTGAGTCCGATCACCACCCAGCGCCTGGTACCATCCTTCATCACTTGTACGGGCGGGACTCAAAGAGGGACTTGTTCGGCGGGTACTGGCGGGAAGCGACCCGCCTGATCCTCAGGCACAAAGATGCATAACCAACCACATGACGCGGCCAGCTGAAAATACCAGCACGGGGGAGCTAGCCGAGCAGCTATTCCTTCGCCAGCAGCTTCAGAAGCTTTTCATAGGCCCCTGGCATCTCTGCTTCAAGCTGGGCAAGCATGTCAGGGTTTTTGTCGTATTTCATCTTCAGGCCCATCGCGAACACCTTGTTGGCGGCGTCACCGAAGCTGAGGCCTTGTGATTCCGCGTAGTCGTCTATTGCCTTGGCATCGCTTGGCTTGAGCGTGAGCGTGACTTCGCGATTGAAGTCATCTACAGAGTCACCAGCCAAAAATTCAGGAGTTGTACCAAGAGCTTCTGCGAGCTTCATCAGGATAGCCAGGCGAGGCCGAGCCTTGCTGGCCTCATACCTAGATATCTGAGAAAAGGTTATGCCTATCGCGTCTGCCAGCTCTCTTTGAGTTAGCTGTTTTTCGGCTCGTGCTCTCGCCAGCCGCTTGCCAAACAATGGATCCACTGGAAGCTCCGTTTTAATACCCTATAAGGCATAAAAGTACACGCATAGCCGCTTACATGCAAAATAAGCAACAAATTGCTTTACAAAAGCAACAAAGCGCATTAAGGTACGCAAAACACGGAGAGACGCAACATGGCATGCGAAGAAAGCAAAGTGGTGGGTGTGAGGATGCAGGTTTCTGTGCAGGCGCAGCTGGCTAAACGCGCGAAGAGTAACGACCGAAGCCTTTGCGGCGAAATTCTTCACCGTCTCAAGAAGTCACTTGAGCAGGACTTGGAAAATGAAAAGCAACAGGCATAAAAAAACCCCAAGCGTTCGAGCGCAAGGGGTTTCTGGTAACGAATCCAACTATCAGGAAAGAAACGTCATGGCGAATAATAGCACAGCTGTAACCGTGGACAACCTACCAGCCATAAGTCACGCAGGCCGGCCAGTCGTAACGACCGCCTTACTGGCAAAGCTGTATGGCTCTGAAGCAGCTCACCTGATCAAGAATTTCCAGCGTAATACAGATCGATTCGTCGCTGGTAAGCACTTTCACAAGCTGGAAGGTGCAGATCTAAAGGATCTAAAGAACAGCATGTCTAAAAGACATGCTGTTGATGGAACCCCTGAAATCATTGGCTCTAAAGCCAAGAGCGTGATTCTCTGGACCGAGCGCGGCGCAGCTCGTCATGCAAAAATGCTTGATACTGATGAGGCGTGGGAAGTCTTCGAGAAACTTGAAGACAGCTATTTCGGCAAAGCCCCAGCTCTTGCAATTGAGCACAAGTCAGAGCTGCTATCCCCAGCACACCAGCGACACATTCAAAACCGGGTTGCCGAGCTGGCCGGCATGGACCGCAAAAAATACCCGGCAGTTTGGCGCGGGATCAAAGACCACTTTCAGGTGGGGACCTACAAAGACATCCCGGACAGCCAGTACCCAGCTGTTTGCGCATTCATGTTGTGCAAGCCGCTCGAGGGTGAAATTCCTACAGCAAGAGTGATCGAGGAGGCAGCGCCGTCGGCCCTTGAGTTGTGGGATTTCAACTCCCCAATCAGCGCTTTGGCAGCCCGCCGCGACGACATGATGACAATGCGCAACAGCGAGAGGGCGTGGCTGGATGTGTCGCTTCACGACCTGCGTGACATTCGCGGCGAGGGCACGCCGCTTGAGACGCTTCTTTGGTCACTGGATAAGGCGGGCTTTGATATCGGCGGCGCGTGGTGGGAATTGCGCACGTACCGAAACAAGCTGCAGGAATTTACAAGCACCGTTCGAGGGCTGAACCGGCTTGTTGAAGATCCTAAGCGCTACGCCGTAAATCCAGCGGGAGGCATTTGACATGGACCTCCTGACGCTCCGGATTAGCGGCACCTCGCCACTGATGATGCACAGCGATCGACTGGCAAATCCGTTGTTGCCTGAAACCAAGGCTCACAAAGAGCTGACCGGCAAACGGAAAAAGACGGACGACGACCATTTGGCGATTGCTCGGTCTGAGTTCATCGCGGGCGCGTACTTTGACGAGAAGCTGGGCTTCTATATACCTGGCCAAAATTTCGACGCAACATTCTGGTCCGGCGCCAAGCTTCAGAAAATGGGCGTCCACTGGAAACGTGGCGCGATGGTGATGACGGACAAGGTAAAACTGGAGTTCAGCGGGCCTAACACGCCAGCTAAACTCTGGGAGGATACACGGTTCGTTGACTGCCGAGGCGTCAAGGTCGGACAGGCCAAAATCATGCGCTACCGTCCGATTTTCTTGGACTGGGCGGTGACGCTGGAGGTCGTCGTGAATCCTGACGTTTTGGATGTGGCGGAGGCTAAGAAAGCCATATCAGATGCAGGCAAACTGATCGGTGTCTGTGAGTACCGTCCGCGCTTCGGGCGTTTCGAGGTGGCTTATGAGTAATCTCGCGCGGCATCCGCTGTGGCGCCAGGCGGTCCAGGACTTTATCGCCGAGTTTCAGTACGGCGATATCGTCGGCCACGAATGGCTGGAGATTCGGTTCGGAATGCCCGGGCTTTCGGAGGATCAGCAACTGACTGCCGATCAGTTCCGGGAGCGTCAATTTGAATGGCTGGCAAATGTCGAGGCCTTCAAGAACGAACTGCTGCGTGACCACCAGATTTGCTTGCAGTCGATTCGAGGCAAGGGATACCGCTGGGTTCCGCCAAACGAACAGACTGAGTTAGCCGTTGCGGACTTCCATCGGGGAGCCAAGAAGATGTTCAGCTCCGTCGGGCAAAAGCTACGCCATTTGCGCACCGCCGAGCTGTCAGATGGTGAGCGCCGGGCTAACGTTGACGCCGCCGCGAAGATTTCTCAGCTTCAAGGCATGACCCGAAAGGCGTTGAACTGATGCAGCGTCATGCCCTTTCGATGAGAGGGCATTGCAGTGCGAAAGCATTATTGCTCGGTACGCTTCGCTACGGTGCGGTGGGGCAAGGCTTGATAAGGCGTGTCATGGGCTGAAAACAGCGTTCAGCCACTTCTCGCGAGGTGGTTGAGCGGTGTGAAAGCACTGTATGGCGTGCCGAGGTAAGGTTGGGCGAGGTCTGGCTAGTCCAGGTATGGTTGGGTATGGGCCGTAAACGGCATTGAAAGGCACCTTCAGGTGCCTTTTCTTTTAGCTGTGAGCATTGCAAGCAATAAACGGCTGTTTCACCCGCCGCTTTCGCCGCCGAATTCGGGTTTTGAATCGTGCGCGTCACAATTCGAAAATATTTATTTCGTGGCGCGGATTCGGTTAACCATTGGTTTTACTGGGTTTGTTCGCTTTTGGTTTAGCAAAACTCTAACCACAACCGGTTGTGGGTATTGTATAGGGATAGTCGCGCACACATAATTACTATGTCACCGGCGTCATCTGGTGAAGGAATGGGTGCAATTGCAGCCCATCCAATCGTTCAGGCGGAGGCAACACAAGCTGTCTGGCGCGCACCAATAGACCTAAAGGATTCAGCATATGTCGGCCAAGCCAAGCATTCAGTCTACCGCACCGCTAAGTCGCGAAGAAAGCCGCGAACTGGTTCGCGCAGTCACGTCTGTTAGCCTTTCCGAATCGCGCCGCGAGACCCTTTCCGGTTATGCCCAGGCCGCTCAAACGGCCTTTGCAAAGCGCACAGTTCGATAAAGGTCTGTGCTAGACGACTATAGCCTGGCGTATGTGGGCGAGGTTGATCAGGCTGTTCTCGATCAATTCACCTGCGGCGACGAAGACCTTGACGAATTCCTCAAAAGCGAAGCGAAAAGCTATGCCGATGCTGGAATTACGTCGACCACGGTTATCTTCCTGAATGGCGACCCAATCCCTATAGGCTTCTTTAGTCTGTCTTCAGACAGCATTAATTTGTCTTCCATGGAAGAGTTCGAGCTTGGAATTACCTTTCAGCTGCCGATCCCGTTCTTCCCAGCAGTCAAAATCACTAAATTAGCCGTTCGAGCTGGCGAGCAATCCAAAGGTATCGGCGAGCAGATGGTTAAGCTGATTCAGGGTATCGCTTATAGCAGTCCAGTGTCAGCGAGGCTTCTTACTGTCAATGCAGTAAATAGGCCTCGAGCAATCGCTTTCTACGAGCGGTGTAATTTCATTCGAAGCCATCGGAACGACGTTCAGCGACAAGGTCGGCGGCCGGCAAATGAGCCGGAAACAATTCTTTTCTACAAAGACCTCTATACCGACGATTGAATTAATGCGCCGTCACAAAAACCCAGCCCTCGAGCTGGGTTTTTTGCATCTTGCGCCGCGGTTTTTGGCGCCTCCTCCGGATGGTGGTAGATTGCTCTCATCGAAAAATGAGGGAACATCATGCGAATTTTGATTGGGGCGCTGGCTGTGGCGCTGCTGGCCGGGTGTGCGAGCTCTATGGAAGAGCGGCGGGCGGATAAACCAAGGGAAAGGCTCTCTTCGTCCAAAACTGTTGATGCGGTGTCGCGATGCATCCTATTCAGTTGGCAGAGCTATACCTGGTACGGCAGTCCGCTGAATGTGGTATTGCAGCCTAATCAATACGGCGGGAATACCGTCACGGCTGGGCAAACTGATTTCTTTTCCGACGTAATCCCGAAAGGCAGCAAGACGCAGATCGACTACTACGGGTCTGGGGCAATTGGCAGAGAACTGGCTCCGCTGGTCAAAGCCTGTATCTGACAGGCATTAGATTTCATAACTACCGCCTTCGGGCGGTTTTTTTTCGCCTGGAGAAAACATGTCTACCAAATCCGCAATGCTTTCACCCGGAGAGCGCTACAGAGAAATACGTCTCGACGGCGCGTTAGGAAAGCGATTCGGCAAGAGTCATCGACTTGTTGTCGACTCTGCCAGGGAGGCTTGCCGAGCGCTGGGCGTACTGCACAAGGGCTTCAACCAATACATGGCAGAGGCCGGTGATCGAGGGATTGTGTTTGCCGTGTTCTACGGCAAGAGAAACATCGGCAAGGATGAGCTTGGCGACCCGCCAAGTCATAACGTGATCCGAATCACTCCCGTCGTGACAGGCAGCAAAAACAGCGGTGGCCTGCAGACCATTATCGGTGTGGCACTGGTGGTTGCTGCAAGTTACTTTTCTGGCGGGCTTGCTGCGGGCGGTGCCGGTGGCGCTGGGCTGTTTGGAGCTTCCAGTGCCGCCTGGACAGTAGCCGGAACAATCGGCCTCTCACTTGCAGTTGGCGGCGTAGCCCAAATGGTAGCCGGCACCCAGGCAGGCTTGAGCAGCTCTGAGTCAGCCGACAACCGACCCAGCTACAACTTCTCCGGCATCAAAAACACCATGACCCAAGGCGGACCGGTTCCTCTCTGTTACGGCGAGATGATCGTTGGTTCTGCTTGCGCTTCCCTCGGCATCGTTGCTGAAGACCAGCAATAAGGAAAACACATGTCCCGTCTCGCCACTCGCGGCTCCAAAGGCAGCGAAAGCGCCCACACGCCTGTAGAAAGCCCAGATAGCCTGATCAACACCAGTTACGCCAATATCTTGGACGCTATCAGCGAGGGCCCGATTGTTGGACTAGTTAACGGCGCGCAGTCGATCTATTACGACGAAACGCCATTGGCTAATGCCGACGGAACGCTGAATTTCACAGGAGTGACCTGGGAGCAGCGGACTGGTGAGCCTGATCAGGATTACATCCCCGGCTTTCCATCGATTGAGGCGGAAACAAGTGTCGGCGTAGAGCTGACAGCCGCAAGCAGCTGGACGCAGGCGATCGCCAATCTTGAGCTTTCGGCTGTCCGTGTTCGCTTGGGCGTGTCGACGCTCTATCGCACGCAGTCGGACGGCGACACCATCGGCTACTTGGTCAATTACGCTATCGATCTTTCGACCGACGATGGCGATTACCAGACAATTCTCACGCCAGCCTTCGACGGCAAGACCACCAGCGGCTATCAGCGCAGCCACCGTATCGACTTGCCTAAAGCTGAGGACGGCTGGCAAATCCGCGTCCGTCGCCTGACGCCTGATGCGACTGACTCCAAGATTCAGGCCAATACCAGTATTGTCAGCTTCACCGAAGTCATCGACGCAAAGCTGCAATACCCCTACACCGCATTGATCGGCACCAAGATCGACGCCAGTCAGTTCAGCGCTATTCCTGAGCGTGCTTTTCGCATCAAAGGGCGAATTGTCCAGGTTCCGGCGAACTACGACCCAGCCACCCGTACCTACAGCGGTGCTTGGGATGGCACGTTTAAGCTCGCCTGGACAGACAACCCTGCCTGGATCTATCGCGACCTGATCCTGAATGACCGCTATGGTCTCGGCTCTGTTATCACGGCCTCCCAAGTGGACAAGTGGAGCTTGTACGAGATATCAGGCTACTGCGACGAGATGGTTGATGACGGCAAGGGTGGCTTCGAGCCACGCTTTGCCTGCAATCTTTACCTGCAATCAAGGGCCGATGCACTCACCGTGCTGCAGGACATGGCTAGCATTTTCAGAGGCATGAGCTACTACGCAGGTAGCGAGGTGATGGTCTCGGCTGATATGCCGAGCGACCCGGTGTACACGTACACCAACAGCAATGTCATCAATGGCAAGTTCAGTCGTGCTGGATCCAGTGGATCGACCCGCTATACCGTCTGCAAAGTTTCCTGGTCCGACCCGGATAATTTTGGCGCAGTCAAAGTTGAGTATGTCCAGAACCAGCGTGGAGTGGTTCGTTACGGTATCCGTGAAACTGAAGTGACCGCCTTCGGCTGTACCTCCCAGGGGCAGGCTCAGCGCCTGGGGCACTACATCCTCCTAACCAACCAGCTGGAGACGGACACCAATAGTTTCAGTGTTGGCCTGGATGGCACCATTGCGCGGCCCGGCCAGATTGTGCGGGTGGCAGACTCTGAATTCCAGGGACGAAATGTTTCTGGACGAATCGTTTCGGCGACCATTGATACCGTCACTCTCGACGCAGATGTGGCTGCCGCTGTCGGCGACACTCTCGTAGCGATTTTACCAACGGGCATCGCTCAGACGCGCGTCATTCAGGACTTCACCGGCCGCGTGGTTACCGTCACCGAGGACTTTTCTTCCATACCAACGGCGCAGTCGATCTACACCGTCGAGTCGACCGAACTAGTGGCCGAGACTTATCGCATTTTGTCGGTGGTCGAAAACTTCGGCGACGACAAACTGCAATACGACATCGTCGCGGTGCAGCACAACGCGAGCAAGTTTCCGGCTATCGACACCGGCGCGCAGATTGTCACGCTGCCGACGACGGTTCTGCCGTCTGCCGTCCAGGCAATCCCGACAGGCGTCGAGCTCGGCTCGTTTGACACGGTGAAGCAGGGCTTGTCTGTCGCGACCATGCGTATTACGTGGAGCGCCGCAGCGGGTGCAGTGAGTTACAACGTCTGGTGGCGCAAAGGGTCAAGCGACTGGGTCTATGGCGGCATTACCTACACCACCTCGCTAGAGGTGCCGGGTATCTACACGGGCACGTACACGGCGCGCGTTTCCGCCGTCGGCGTGTCTGGCAGCAGCTCGCTCTGGGGTTACTCCGAGCCAGTTGAGCTCTCAGGCAAAACCGGCCTGCCTCCGGCCGTAACCAGTCTGACGACCACCAGCCTCTTATTCGGCATTCAGATCAATTGGACTTTCCCACCAGGAGCGGAGGATACCCAGCGAACTGAAATCTGGTACGGGGCGGCGAACGATCTTTCCGCAGCGGGAAAGCTGGCTGATCTGGCGTATCCGCAAGCTGATTACTCTATGCAGCAGTTGAAGGCCGGAGCAGCTCTGTTCTTTTGGGCGCGTTTGGTGGACCGGACCGGCAATGTTGGGCCGTTCTTTCCTGTTGTTAACGGCGTACTGGGCCTGGCCAGCACCGATGCAAATGCCATCCTCGATCAAATCGAGGGGCAGCTCGAAGAGTCGGCGTTTGGTGAGGAGCTTTTAAGTACGATTGGCAAGATCGATGGTAATGGGCCAGGGTCGGTCAACGAGAGACTTGCGGCGGCTAAAGCCCTCACCGATCAGCTGCTCGGCAACCTTGAGACTCAGTTGAGTGAGGTGAACGAAGAGCTTCAAGGGCAGATCGATCAGATTGAAGACTTGGCCGACTCTGCAGGCTGGAAAGACGACCGGCCGTACACTTCCGGTCAGAGCGTCATCTTCACCGATGGATTTCTGTACCAGGCCACAAAGGATGTGCCGGTAAACACGCCGCCGCCGAACACTGATTACTGGTTGAACGTTGGGCAGGCGGTGTCTACGGCAAACGGCCTGGCTGCGCGCACGCAGACAATTGAAACCAAAGTAACCGAGATCGAAGGGGTAAACACCACTCAGGCGAGCCAGATTACCGGGCTGCGCACGGATGTGGATGGTAAGGCCAGCGGCACGGCCGTGAGCAGCCTAACGCAGAGGGTAACCACTGCCGAGGGCAGCATCGCGAGCCAAGGCACAGCGCTGACTGGGCTTTCGAATACCGTTGACGGCAAGGCAGATGCGCAGGCACTGACTGCGCTAACTAACCGAGTGACCAGCGCCGAGGGCGTCAACAGTTCGCAAGGTACTGCTATCACCAGCCTAAACAACAGCCTGGCTGCCAAAGCTAACTCCTCAACTGTGACGTCACTTAGCAACACCGTAAGCGAACAAGGTGTTGACCTCACTGCGCAAGGTAACGCCCTGACCAACATCAAGGCGAACCTGTCCGGGATTCGGGGCGATAGCATCAACCTCATACCGGATACCTATAGCTGGCTGGGGTCTACGCTTCCGACCATTGCGGTCAGCAGTACAGCTGTTGCCACTTCAGTAGACACCAGCGTCCCCAGCGGCAACAGATTCCGGGTGGTCAGGGGTGATGTCGCGCAGCCGTGGATCATGATGGCGGCCAGCAACAACGCTGCAGGTTGGAACGTGACCCTCAAGGCAGGCACTTACCTGCTGTCGTTTTGGGCCAACACCAACGGAGCGGGGATCACCAACGGTCTGACGTTGCGAGCTGCCTTTTGGGATGGATCCAGCAGGAGTCCGACTGACTTCAGGCTAACCGGTGACCGCGTGCGCTACACGGCTGGGATTACGGTCACTGCTGAAAGCCAGGGTGCTGCAGTGTTCTTCGTCCCGGCCGGCGCTGCAGGAGATGTGTTCTGGATTGACTCGGTCATGATCGAGGCGCGGGTTGGGGCTTCAAATGTCCCGTCAGCGTTTGTATCTGGCCCGTCCATAACTTCGGCGGCTAACGCTGCTGCCATATCCTTGCTGAATGCCGCCGTGACGCGGCAGGGCCAGGATATAACCAGCGCCAGTCAGGCTGTCACGCAGCTTTCCAGCTCAATCGGGGGAACCGGTGTAAACCTGCTGCCAGATACCTACAGCTGGATTGCGAGTGCAGCATTACCTGCCATTGGCCTGACTGCTGGCCTTTCTCTGTCCGGCTTGTCCGGCGAAGCGGGTTCTGTGGCAGGCGGTGCTATCCGCATTCAGACGACTGATACGAACACGAATCGGCAGTTCATGTTGATTCCAGTGAACAGCGATGCGAATGGCAGAAATATACCCGTGGAGCCAGGGACGTACCTGGTCTCATTCTTCGCCTACTCCAACCAGAACGTGACTCTGCGTGCCGGGTTGTGGGACTCAACGGGTGCGAGGCTGGGGGCAACCAAGGTTATCGGCACAGCAAGGGTGAGACACACGTTTGTGGTCACCATTACGGTCGCGGGGATGGCGGCGGTGATCGTCTATCCGAGCACTGATGGCGTGTCCGGCGTGCCTACCGTTTACTACAGCTTCATGGTCGAGAAGCAGATCGGGGGCTCGATTGCGCCTTCGCCGTTCACCCCTGGCAGTAGCGCCAGTTCGGTGACCGGCCAGGCAAGCGCCATCAGCGCCACACAGGCAACGGTTGGCCAGCAGGGAGCTGCAATCACCTCGATGAGTTCGCGTATCGACTCCGTAACGGCCACGGCCGGAAGTGCGAGCGCAACGGCTCAACAGGCACTGAATGCTATCTCCACGACCGATGGAAAGTTGTCCGCAATGCTCACGGTCAAGCTGGGGATCACGTCGAACGGTATCTACTACCAAACAGGATATGGTTTGGGCATAGAGAACGGGCCGGCGGGTGTGCAGTCAACGTATGCCGTGCAGGCTGACAAGTTCATCGTGCTTAACGGGACAGGGGCGGCGACTGCTACTTCACCATTCGCCGTCTCCGGGGGGCAGGTCTTCATCCGCTCTGCGGTCATCCAGGCTGCATCTATCGACTTCGCGAAAATAAGCGACACGCTGCAGTCTGATGACTACGTGGATAACTCGGCGGGCTGGAGATTTGCCAAGTCTGGCGGTCTTGAAATCAACGGGCAAACTTCTAGCGGAAGAATGAAGTTGACTAACTCGGCATTGGCTTTTTTCCATCCAAACGGGGTGCAGGGAATCCTGCTTAGTCTATGACTGGTCTAGTTCTCAAGTCGTCCAATGGGCAAGTCATACTCGATATGACCATGTTCATAAGCCAGAGCATGGGCTACGTGGACACGGGAGGGGGCAACGGATCGATAACTGTGCCTGCGCCGCCTTCTGGGAAAACTCTCTATTATCAGATTGTTCCGTTGGTTGACTTGGGGAAAGACTTAGGAAAAAAGCCCGGTGTAACACTATCGGGCAGGAACCTAAGCTGGGCCTACTCCTTTTACACTGGTGGTGGTTGGGGGTATTTCGCTGCTAACTGTCGAATCTACTACGGGTATTACTGATGCCCTACCTTGTTGTGAACAAAGAAGACGGGACTTTGCTTTTTGACACCCGCAACATCACCCATGGCCTGCTTAAAAGTGGATACATGGAACTGAACAGAACTGATGGCTATTACTCGATCAGAGGTATCAACGTCGATCCTGATCAGAAGAGCAGCTATAACTACTACACCGGCAAATACCCCTTGCACGGCTTTACCGTGCAGAGTGCTTCATGCCCGATAGCGTTTCTTGTCGGGCCTGGCTCACTGGTGGGCACGAGCCGCTCGGGCGATACGATCACGTTTTACTATGTGGGGGCGAGTACATCGACCAAATACTATTGCTTTGATCTAATGAGGGACACCTCCGGTAGCGGGCCATTCCTAAAGGCGTGGCTTGATACTGGGGTTTGTACGTTCAACTCGTTGATGATACCTCTCAACATCCATGCGGCCGTAACTGCGCCGGGGCCGGGCGAGACTTGGCCCAATGGCATGTATAAGACCGCGTACGCGGGCGGATCTCTTTATCAAATAGCCAACTCTTCGGGTGGCCTTAATGCGAATGGCGGCAGCGCTCCTAATCGCGGCAATGTAGTCAATGTTGCATTGGGCAGCGGTGAAGAATACGCGGCCCACCTACCGTGGAGTAGATCCATTCGCATTATCGAATCCGGCCAATATGGTGGTGGGAGCTACGCATATAACGGTGTTGAAGGGGCTTATGGAAGAGTCGGCGGGATATCGTTCATGTTTTCGGCAACATCAGAAGGCACGATAACCCAATATACCGGGAGTCCTATCTATTCCGACGGTATGTTTACAAACCTACCCATCGACAGATTCCCAATAGCGTTGGTGGTTAGGACCTCTAACCTGCCATTTCCTTACAGTGCTGCTTAATTCTATTTAATTTGACATGCTTGAAACCCAATCGATTAATCCAATAGGAACGACAACGATGCCTTATATCGCAGTGAACGTTAGCAACAACTTTGACGCCACCAATGGCACCCGTTACGCGACTCAAGATGCAGCTGACGCCCGTGCGCGGGAAATCCTGACGCAGTTTCCTACCGCCCAAGTCTTCACCGCCCAGGTGATCAAGGACTACAGCGCCAAGGTGACAGTGACGGCAAAGGATCCTGACGAGGTTGTGGTCGAGCCAGCCGCCGAATAACCCGAACTCAATCAACAGTGCCCGCCATGCGCGGGCTTTTTTTCGCCTGGAGAAAAGCATGACCGTTACTGAGAAAGATCGAGACGTACTGGCGCGCACGTTGTGGGGCGAAGCTCGGGGAGAGGGCGCAGCCGGTCAAGTCGCCGTAGCCTGGACTATCCGAAACCGGGTCTTCGATGGCAAGAAAAAGTCGTGGTGGGGCGAGGGGTATGCCGGTGTATGCCAAAAAGCCTGGCAGTTCAGCTGCTGGAACACGAACGATCCAAACTATCCGTACCTGAGTGGTGCGAAGCAGATCCCATTCCGCGAGCTGGCGCAGGCCCGCATCGCTGCCGACCAAGTGATCGATGGCAAGCAGCCGGACCCAACCGATGGGGCGACTCACTACTACGCGGCCACAATGCCAAAGGCTCCGGGGTGGGCGGCGAAGGCCAAACTAACCATGAAGCTGGGGCATCACGTCTTCTTCAGGGACGTTCCATGACGGCCGTTCTCAAGCTGGTGCCCGCGTGGATGTGGGTTCTGTTGGCGCTGTTGGTCGCTGTCGGCTACCTGGCACTGCGCCTTGACGTCGAGAAGGACTCTCGCAATGCGGTGACAATGGAGCGTGACTCTGAGCGGGAAAAGGTGGCGCAGCTTACCGCTGCGAATGAGTCACGCAAGAAAACCCAAAAACTGCTGCTGGAACTCGACACGCAGCACATTAAGGAACAGGCCCAAGCCGATGAAACGAACAAGCCCATGCTTACTGCTGTCGCTACTGGTGCTCAGCGGGTGTATGTCAAAGCCAGTTGCCCAGCAGCCCCTGTGCGAGCCGCCCCAGCTGCCCCCGGCAAGCCTGATGAAGAAGGTCGAGCCGAACTTGACCCAGCGACTGCGGAAAGAATTCTCCATGCCGGAGTCGACGGCGACGACGCAATCCGGCAACTGAACGCGCTGCAGGAGTATGTGAGCACCGTATGCCTAGGACGTGCGAAATGATCAGGCCGCGGCCGTAGGAAAAACGAAAGAGCGGTTGCTCTGCGGTACAGAGTTGGCCCGGAGAGCGACTGATTACAAGGAAGATGCTTTAAATAGATAAACCAACGACTTACAGAACTCCTTATTACGTAGCATCTCCGGGAAAGCCGCTAAGTACTTGGGCTTTAGCGTCTTTGTTACGTGCTATCTCTGCATTTCGCAGTCAAGCCCGTCAGGCTCCCTTGGGTTCCATCTGGTTGGCCTCATAGATCTTCAGTACGGGGCTGTCTTCGTGCACACATCCAACGCTGATCGGCTGTTTAGGGTCTGTGGACCACAGGGCTTTGAGAGCTTTCTGGCATGCTTCCTCGCTCTCGTAGCTGCCCATCAACGCCGATGCGCCGGTGTTTATCAGTGTTAAAGCCAGTATCCAATGCATACAGCTTCCTTGTCGTTTTATCAGCTACTTTGTCATCGCGCTTTGAGCATGCATGTCACACGTCAGTAGCTGTTTATCGTCTCTTCAAGCACAAACTTTTGTATCTCTTCGCTGAATCCGACGAGCCGAGGGCTGCAATAAAGGCCGGCGATTAAACACGATTTGAATGACTGCACTTTTGAAATGGGACAAAATGCCCGCCCGAATTCCTTAGGTCCTCGCCATGATGGGCCATCATAAAAAGGTGCTGCGATGACCCTGGCAGTCCGGTTACGAAAAGAACGCAAAGCCAAAGGGCTTTCCCAGCGGGACTTGGCGTTAGCCTGCGGAGTGGGACACATCGCTCAGGGCAACTACGAGAACGGCCATCGTGTTCCCCGGGCTGACTATCTCTGCAGTTTGAATGCGCTCGGTTTCGATGTGCACTACATTCTTACAGGTGAGCGCCTTCCGTTTGGAGAAGTGCAGCTTTCCGCGTCTGAGGCCGCAGTCGTTCGAAGTCTACGCTTGTTGGATGAAAAGGACCGCGAGTTGATCCAGCAGCTCCTTGCGACGCTGACCAAAGGTGTGGAGTGAAGGTGGATGTTCAGGTTTGGCATAGCGCTGATAGCCATCGGCATGATCTGGATAGCCGTGGTGTGGTTTATCACAGACAGTATTTTTTAACAGGCGACCGAATGCTCATTTCCCACGGTGGGAGCCACACACGAGCACGGATTTTTTAAGGTGGTTGATTTGTCCGTTAGATCGAGGAGATTATTTTGGGGGGAGGTGAACGAGCCGCCGGGTTCGGTTCGTGTTGCGGTGAGGTGGGGTTAATTGCCGTAGACAAACTCTCGGTGGCGTTTCTGACCACCTGTCACCAACAAGGAACTGCCCATGAAGACCTGCATAGTTAGCGGTGACCTGTCATCCGGTAGCGGTGCTGAACAAAACAAGCCTGTGAACCTCTGTGACGATTGCGTGGCCGATGATGGCCAGAAGAGCGGCAGGCTGGTTATCCGTTATGATAAAGAGTACAACCCCGACTATGGTGAAACCTGCGCGTGGTGCGGCAGGACCGCCGAAGAGGAGGCTCAAGCCTGGGCCGAGTGACAGCGCTACGCATAACGGGACATTCGTTAAATGCCTCCCCACAACAAAGCCCACCCCGGTGGGCTTTTTTGTGCCCGGCGGTCACCCATCCCCCGGGAACTGGCCTACCCTTTTCCGGGTGGATGGTTTGACGCCGTACCGTCCCGGATTCTCAGGAGGTATGGCATGCGCAAGAAAGATAGCTTCATCCGTTACGTGGTCCTCGGCCACAGCCCGGTGCTCAGTGATCGGCAAACCGGCTGGACCGGGCGTTGGTGCCTGATGGGGGACGTGGTGCTGTGCAGCCAGTGTCTGGCGGCGCAGGCCATCGAGCAGGCGCACGAACCCTTCGAGCACATGCCCGGCTGCGTGGCACGCCACGAAGGTCTGCACCCCTGGCACGAACTGCAATACCTGTTGACCCAACTGCCGCCCTTACCGAAGACGCAATGACTGGCAAAGGCCTGCGGGAAGAAACGCTGCGTGCCATGCTCGAGGCGGGCGCCGTGCGCGAAGTGCTGGTGAGTCGTCATAACGAGAAGTGGTCCCTGGCCATCCGCCTGGGCGGGGCCGGCAGTCGCTGGCTGCCGGTGCGTTCACGCCGTGAGGCGCTGCGCACCTGGGCCAGCCTGACAGCGGTGGGACGCTTTGCCGAGTCGGCGGGGATCCGCGCCTTTCAGGTCGAAGTCTGAGATGGCGGGCTACGTCTGTGAGGCATTGCTCAGCGGTGTAATTAACTCAGGCCCCTGATTTCGTACATTGCCTACGGCTTTACCAACCGGGTACCACTCGAAATCCTCAACCGACCGGCAGCACTCCATTGCAATCTCCGCAGCTCTGCCTGGCGATAGGTCAGGCTCAAGCCAGTCATTCGCATACTCCGGCGTCAGCACAAGCGGTCTCCGATCGTGAATGTCGACCATGCCCTGGTCACTGGCGGCCGTGATAATCACAAAACCATCCTCCTCGCACGGCTCGAGCCCGGGCGTCACCTGAGCCAGTCCGCCATAGAACATCGGAGCTTGGCTTTTCAGCCTTATGAAGTAGGGCTGCTTCTTCTTCGGGTCGTCAGGATCCTTGACCCACTCAAACCATCCATTTGCTGGAACAAGCACACGGCCGTTCGGCCAAAGCTGCTTGAAGTACTTCCCTGTCGTTACTGTCTCGACCCTGGCATTGATAGGGTCAGGCCTTTTCCCCTTCGCCCAGAACGGCGACCATCCCCAGCGGACCTTGTCCACGTTTAGACCGTCTTCCAACCCCCGAATAATCTGCACGCGCGTGCTCGGCGCGACGTTGTACCGCTCAATCGGCCACTCGTCATAACCATTTATCACGATCTGCTTTGAGCCCAGTTCCTTCAGGTAGTGGGCCATTGGTTCGTAGATCGAATAGCGTCCGCACATGATGTCACCCGTCGAAATTTCCCACATCAGAGATTGACCGCAAGCCTGCGAAATCGTTAACTGTATATCCATACAGTTAACCACAATCAGGCTTGCATCATGAACGTCATCATCTTGGGTCCCTTGAGAGAAGGGGGCGTAAAGCTTCCATTTTATTCCTCAATGATACCGGCCGGATTCCCGTCACCCGCGGCAGACCACATTGAACAGAGCCTCTCCCTGGATGAGATGTGCAACGTTCGGGCTCCGCACGTTTACGTGGGAAAGATCCAGGGTGACAGCATGCAAGGTGCTGGGATCTTCGATGGTGACTTCATCGTGGTTGACCGGAGCATGTATGCCGAAGACGGACATGTGGTCGTCGCAGCGCTCAATTCTGAGCATGTGTGCAAGCGTCTGTACATGCGGGACAACATCATTATTCTGAAGTCCGAGAACAAAAAATACCCACCGCGTCATGTGATGGAAGGCGACGAGCTGATCATCTTGGGCGTGGTGAAGCATTGTGTACGCGGCATTGAAAAAGCCTAATCCAGTATTTGCGCTCATCGACTGCAACAGCTTCTACGCAAGCTGCGAACGCGTGTTCCGGCCTGATCTGGCGAAGACGCCCATCGTAGTGCTGAGTAACAATGATGGTTGTGTCATTGCGCGCAGTTACGACGCCAAGCCCTTTGTGAAAATGGGTGCGCCGTACTTTCAGATCAAGGACGCCCTAAGTAAGAACGGCGTGCAGGCGTTCAGCAGCAACTATGCGCTGTACGGCGATATTAGCGAGCGGGTCATGACCATCATCGAATCCATGGTGCCCGCTGTGGAGGTTTACAGCATCGATGAGGCTTTTGCTGATCTGACCGGAATGCCTGGCGACCTGACCGCATTGGGGCGGCAGATCCGCGCGAAGATTTACAAGTGCACAGGTATTCCGGTTGGCGTTGGCATAGCTCCCACCAAGACCCTGGCCAAGCTGGCGAATCACACCGCTAAGCGCTTACAGGATAAAACCGGTGGCGTCGTCGACATCTGCGACAAGTTCAAGCGCGACTGGGTTTTGCGTAACACGCCAGTTTCAGAGGTGTGGGGTGTCGGTCGCAAGATGAAAGCCCACCTGGAGGCAATGAACATCCTGACCGCGATGGACCTGGCCAAGGCCGATCCTACGATGCTCGGGAAGAAATTCAGCGTTGTGATCGAGAAGACGGTCCGCGAGCTTTCTGGAATCAGTTGCCTTGAGATGGGCGAGGACGAGCCGCCGAAGCAGGAAATATGCTCAAGCCGGATGTTCGGGAAGCGCCTGACGACAATCGAGCCGATCAAAGAGGCGGTGGCTACCTATGTCCAGCGGGCGGCAGAAAAACTGAGGGCGCAGAACTCACTCTGTAAAAAAATCCGGGTCAGCATCCGAACGGGCATGTTTAATTCTGAGGAGGCGAAGTACGCCAACGGCGCCCTGATCGAGTTGCCATACCCGACGAACGACGTTCGGTTAATGACCAAGGCTGCGACCGAGGCTGTCAATCGACTGTTCCGGTCCGGCTTCAAATACAGCAAGGCCGAAGTTCTGTTGATGGATCTGCGACAGCCAGGAGAATTTACTGATGATCTTTTCGCGCCATGTCAGCCCCAGGCAGCAGAGAAGGTGATGAGCGTGTTAGATGAAATCAATCAGAGGTGGGGCCGCGGGACGCTACGCACTGCAACCGTGCCCTCTAACCCAGATTGGGGAATGCGGCGGGAGATGATGAGTCGGAGTTTTACTACAAGGCTCGATCAGCTTTGGACAGTGAAATGCAATTGA